AAGTATTTTTTTTTATTTTTATGTGGTGGGTAACTTATAACTAAAATCACGAGCATGTACCACCACACTTGTCAAGACTAAATTTTGTTTAATATTTGCCCGCTAGACCCCCATTTTCATAGGCTAGGAGCGTGAGTAGAGCACTCCCTATACATTTAATATACCTGTGAAAAATATGGCTAAAATAGGCTTATTTTCTAAAAGGATCTGCTCTCATATCTTCAATCATTTTATGAAGTTCTGTAATATCTGGGTCTGCATTCCACAAATTATATGTTCTTTCAGATCCTCTACAAATTAAATTTAATTTATAGTCGTTTGTAATACCATTCCAATAAAATTCAAATAGTTCATAATTTCCGTCATGCTCACGAGTAACTAATCCCATGAATTTAAAGAAACAAGCATAAGCTATTAAGTATAAAAGCATCCAAACAGCTATAATTAAAAGTGTAAAATTAAATAGCATCGTGGTCTTCCACCTCTAGTGATGATAAATATTTTACACAAACATCTGATAAATCTTCTTCGTATTTAATGCGATCATGTTCTTCAAAATATTTACGAGTCAATGACTCTTTATTTCTTTGACACATACATCTTACACAATCACTATCACAAAAAGTAATGTGGTAACTAGTTGGTCTTGTTAGAAGGTAATTTCCCATTTCCATTAGCTATTGCCCTCCTCAATAGGTTTAGGTACTTCCCAAAAATGTATATATGGTTCTTCTCTTTTAGTAGGCTTAAATATTACAATGCATGAAGGAAATGGTGCTGAATTAGGTGATTCATTAAAGTGTAATCTACCCTTAATTAACCTAATTTCATCTGCATCACAACAATATTCTTGCATCCATTTAGTATCTGTTCTTGCAGGTACTAAACATACTACAGTTGATTTATGTTCTTTAGACTCATATGACGCTTTTTTGATCCAAGTTTTTACCAAGCTGTAGGGTGGATTCATAAAACAAGTTCCATGCCATTCTTGCTTTAATCCATCTACTTCAGGGCTATAAAAATGAGAACATTTAGCATCAAACTCTGTAGCACACACATCTAAGTCAAAATTAAATTCTGCATTTAATACATCAAATAAATGTTGTGGTGTTGCCCACTTATCTGATTTTGAAGAAAATAGTGATTTACTGATTGTCATTAAACCAACCACCTTCAGCATAGATTACAATATGATCAGAAGTTACTTCATCTACTTCAACACCAGTAAAGAATCTTTCAAATCCATGCAGAATATAAGCAAGGTCTGCATAAAGCCAACTTGCTTTAGCTTCATTAAAAGAGATAGTAATTAAATGTCCAATCCTTTCATAATGCTCTACAGATACAAGATGAAACTCTGTATGTAAATTACTAAATATATTATTTATAGTTGCTACAATTAAACTTTTCAATGGTCATTCCCCCAAGAAATATTCATCATACACATAAATGGTTACAATATGATCTTCACTAATACTTACTAGATTAACAATATCAAACTTTGCTTCAAGTTCTAAGAAAAGATTATAGACATCTTCTAAATTATATGACCAATCTCTATCTGTATCATCAATACGAATTGCTACAGTACACTCAAATAATCCGTGCTGAACTACATCTACTAATGTTAAAGGTTCTTCAAGTAAACCATTGATAAATTCTTCCATAATAGTTACCCCGCTTTTGAAATAAAACTTACTTTATCATGCAATACATTTCTAATAATATCTTCAGCTAAATTAGTAATAGGTGCTCCTGCTGCTTTAGGATGTCCACCACCACCATAAATATCTTTCATTAACTTGCCTAAATCTAAATTATTTCTTGTAGTTCTTACACCAATAATATTAGTAGCAGGATTAATATTCATTGCAACATCTACGTCATATTCATTACAAATAGCATTTCCAACTGTACTCATATCTACACTACCAAATACAATACCATAAGAATAATTATTGGTATTCACAATATAAGTATTTTTAAGTGCTTTTTCCATTTCTTTATTTTGTCTACGCTCTTCATATTCAAGTACTGCACGTTCACTATCTGTAAATACATTGAGATCATTTAGTTTACCTTTGAGAAGTTTTGCAGTAAATACATCACAGAATTTATCTATACTATTAGTGTAAAGAAGCATTGATAAGTATCTAGGAATATTAGATGTTCCTTCAGCCCATTCCCAAGTATCATAGAGTCTAACTTGTTCTACAAAATAGTCACAATTAACAGTAAATCCCTTTCTTTCCTGCAAGAATTTATAGAAAATTTCTGTGCCACAAGTAGGGTGTCCATCTTCTCTATGAGTTTCTACCTTAAAATATTCACTTTTCTGTACTAATGATAATGCTGTTGCATGATGATCAAATAATCTAATCTTACCAATTACTCTATGATTGCTGTTACGTAACTTTTCATAATTAAAACTACAATCTGTAACATATACTAAATCTCTATGTGCATTATCATCTTTAATTAATCTATTAGTGACTTCATCTGGTGAATTACAATACCGAACTTCAACTCCATCTCCCCATGCAAGTTTAGCAAGTATTGCACAACCAACACCATCTAAATCATTGTGTGTATATAATTTATAGTTCATGCTATCTTACCTACTTTAACTAATCTAACAATATGTTGTGTTCCAAAATCTTCTTCAATTTCATATCCTATTATATTTTCAATATACTTATCAGTAGACTTAATCCTATTCAAAAGTTTCCGTTTATTTCGTAAAATATAGTCTAAAATTGCCTTTGCTTCATATATAGTATTAAAACTATAAGATTTATATTTATTGTAGGTAATGCCAAAACTAAGTAGAATATTTTCTTCATTAACTATAGGTGTTAAATATAAATAATCTAACTTACCACTTCTTTGGCATTTAAATACTAACCTGTACATTAAAGGAATACTTCTACATCTTTATTTAAGTTGAAATGTAAATCTCTTACAAACCGAGACATAATTTCTTCTGCTGAATAATCAAGATCAAATACATAATGGTTAGCTTTTTCAAAATCATCAATATTTAATTCTGGAAATAACCAAAGCTGATTATTTACAAAAGAAATATGCCAATTACTGATAATATTAATAATAGAATTCTTTTTTCTGTCCATAATAATCATTTTATACCAACTCCATTTTCATAAATTTATTATAGTCTGTATAATACACTGTAGTTATTCCAACTTGTCTTAAAACAAACTCACAGGCAGGACAAGGTTTGCAACAACACATTTGTCCATTACCATCTTCTCGATAAAGATAACAAGTAGCTCCGCTTAAATTATAAGTGGTTGAATGTATTACTGCATTAAGCTCTGCATGAATATAGTTATTTTTCGTAGTGAACTTCCTACACTTTTCATTTAAGAACTTTTGTTTAGGATGGGATTTTTCTACATTACAACCTCTAGCAAGTATCTTATTACCTTTAACTATCACACACCCTATGTTTATCCTATAGAATGTAGATTTATCAGCTTCAGCTTTTGCAAGTAGAAAATAATGTTTTTCTTTATTTGTCAACATAAAATTTAGTGATGTGCTGAATACCTTTAAGCTCTAAATCATCTATAACACGATTAAGATTAAATCCATAAGTATATCCTTGAGATTTAGAATAATATTCAATATATTTTCTATACATCTTATCACAATTCTTACATTTATATAATTTTAATACATCTATACCAATTAAATCTGGTGGATAATAAGTATATGTTGTATATTTATACTCCAGCCCGTCCACAGGCTGATAGTCATGAAAACCAAAGAAACATTTAAGATTCAATATACTCAACCCTTTCAAGTTCAATTTTTACAGAAAGTATCATGATTCCTTCTACAATAAGGCTATCTTCTTCCTTAAAATATTCTGTCAAATTACTTGCTACATCATGAGCTACATTCTTATCCCAAAAAAGAAACGCTTCTCCAATATTAAGTGTAGTAAACCAACTATCAGCAGTAGCACCATCTTTTACATACATAGTAATATCAGCATTAGTTTCTTTATCTCTACATTCTATTGCAATCGCATATAACTTTTCCATTAGAAGTACTCCTTTGCAACTACTACATCATCCATATTTACATTTACACTGCGAACCTCAAAAGCTGTAATACCACAATCAGCAAAATTCTGACGAATTAAAGAAATACCATGCATAGCTTCTTCTTTTGTTCTAAAGAATGTAGCATCATGCCAACGACATGTAAGAGAAGGAGTATTGCTATTAATAACATAAAGGTAAAGATTATCAGATTTTGTTTCAACTTTAACAATATAGCGCATAACTTATTCTCCTTTCACTACTCTAACATCTTTAAGTGAATATTTAACATGCCAAACCTTACTTTTATTTTCTCTTGTATATGAGTATACTATTCCTTTAATTGTAATTGGATTATTCCAATTAAATTCTTCTACATTAAAGTTCTTAAATTCTTCTAAGTGAATCCACAAATGATCCACATCTGGGATATTACTGACACTAAATAATACTGATTTACCAATAAAATTTACAGACAATACATCTTGCAGAGCTAATATCTTCCCAGTTAAGGTTATCTCTTTATCCAAAAATTTTCTGAAAAAATCGCCTCTAGCTTTAGCCTGTTCACCTAACTTAAGTCCAATTTTATTTTTTGTTCTATGACTCATCCCATAGCTCATCCTCCGACAAAAAGTATATTTGAGTACCTACTACTTTTAGATATTGCTTTTCTATGAAGTCAACCCAAGAAGTAGTTGGCCCAATACCTAAAGACTTCTTATGTGGTGATAAAAATCTCTTAAATGTTCCTATATGCATTCCATTTTCAAAAGGTACTTCTAAGATGTTTCCGTTTACTCTTTTTACCCAAACTCTTTTCTTGTATGAGTTATAAATAGTTGCAGTATCATTTGTCCTAGTTATTCTAGTAATAAATGAATTATTATCTTTCGTGTCAATCTCCTCTATATCCACATATTTGAGATCAACACCAACAGATTTAAGATTCGATAACTTCTGTCCAAGGGATGTTACAAGCGTTACTCTTTTTAAGTGATCTGTAATGGCTTTAAGTGCTATTGCTAAATCTTTATCTTGAGTAATAACATAATACTGAAAGATATTATCTTCATATAGAGATTTAACAATATCTGCGGTCATATAGGTATCTGCACTATTTTTACCGTGACAACAATCAATAAATTCTACATTACTAAGTCTAAGATATATACCACTAATTACTGACTTCTTTGCGTATACTTTATACTTTTCTTCTTTATGTTTAAGATAGAACTGCTTAAAAAGAGTTTTACTAATATTTTCTGCGTCCACAAAAACCATATACTCACCTCTTTCCCTATGATTTAAGTATAGCAGATTTTGTATTATTTGTCAAGGATTTTTCGATAAATCTACGTAATTTTTATTGTTTTGTACAGCTTCTGCCAGTAATTGTATAGAATTTGGAGAAATGTGTGAAAATTCACTGGTAACTACAGGCTCTTTTGCAGTAATATCATTAACTAAATAAGTCAGCTTTATTGTTCCTTTATTATAGGAAGCAGGAGTAAGTTCTGCTTTGATTAGTTTATCTATACAAATTAAGTCGTTATTTACTTTTACATACATGAATCTCACCTTCCTGTTTCCAAAGACGTTCACGATTAGACATCTCTACTAAAAATTTAAATCCATGAGAATAATCTACATCTACTACAATACCATACTTAAATCCATTATCATAATAAGAAACCTTATCACCAATCTTTGCTAAATTTCTTGCTGTGTGTATCATGATATGACCTTCTTCTGTCCAAACAATAGTTCCATCTACTAGTTTAACTTGATATTGTAAAATACCATTATGAATACGTGAATCTGTAATTAATCCTACTTCATTATGCCACTTTACAATGTCGTTATATTTAAATTTCAATAGCTATCACCTCCAACAAAAAAAGACAGAAATTAAATCTCTGTCTTTAATTGTCGTACTGCTTAAATTATTACATTCTATCTCTAAGAACTTTTACATCATGTTTTACTGCGTATAAAATTTCTTTTTTAAGTTGTGCTTTAGCAAGATTAAAACGATTGATAAGATCCTCCCTAGCAAGTCGTTTACCTTCCTCCAAATCAAACGTATCATTAGGATGACATTTTGCAATACCTACGAGTTTTCTACCATTTAATACTTTTTCTGTAATATCATCTGCAAATCCCCAATCACTAAATGCTGTACCATATGTGTACTTATCTACACATTCCCAAAGGGATTCTTGCCAAATTCTTTTAAGTGTTTTACCATCTTGAGAAAATTTTGCGACAATAGTTGTACCATTCTGTTCGTAAGTAATCATAATTTTATGCTCCTTTGCTTTACATTTTCTGTATTTATTTTAACATTCTTCTTTATATTTGTCAAGTAGTTTTTTGAAAGTTTTTTCTGGGAGGACAAAATAGTTTTCTCCGTCTGGCTCAAACTGAATAACCACTGCCCCAAATTGTTTATGAAGCTGAAGCCGTTCAAGCTCATTATCTTCTAACCACGATTTTTTTATACTAAATGATTTTTTACTAGTAGTCTGTGTTTTGCATTCATACACAAATAAATCATCTACACAATCTCCACAAGTAAATGGTGAAGCCCCTGAATTACTACATCTAGAACCATCTACAAGATTCTTTATATATTCTTCTTGTTTATTTGAGTAGAAACGTGTAGCCTTATCATTCTTAGTTGCCATTAGGAATAAACTCCGAATCTAAATATTCATTGATAAATTCACCACAAGACCTAAACTTATTATTCTTGTAGGCTTCATTACAGGGGGTTCTAAATAAACAATTAAAACAACCCAAACTACTTCTCATCATCTTGCTATATTGATAGTTAGAGTGTTCTGATCCAAGAATAGAATCCAATGCTTCTTTTCGTGTCATATTCAATCCTCCAATTCATTCATTTTAAGTAGTATAAGACAATTACAGTCCAATACGAGTACTTCCACTAATCCATCTGATCTATGGGCATTTACTATCTTACATCGCTTACCATTATATTCTTGATATTCTTTTTTATTTGTTCTTATAGTGAATTCCAAGTTTAGCCCCTCCCCTAAGTAGATTACAGTCCCTTAAAAACATAATCAGGAGGAACTGAATGTTCTATAGGATCTATAATAACATCTTTTTTAGCCAATTCAGCCCAATATGCATACTGCCTAGCCTTTTCTTTTTCTTTCTCTACAGATTCACTTTTCTTATGTGACATTCGCATAGAATATTTAATGAAATTACCTATTAAAAATCCATAAAACTGCTCCTTAGACATAATTCTTTGCATCACCTGTATTGGTTGAAGTGCTGAATTTTGATAATGTTCTTGTTTTGCAGATACTCCGCAATTGGCACTAGATGTTTTTCTTGCAAATAAAGGAGTAAACATTTCTTCTGTCCAAAAATGTATTCCAGAGTCAATATCTAATCTATAAACATATATTTCTTCAACATCATCATATTCTACAGATGTAATGCAAGCTTCTGTTCTTGCATAATTACACATACCACTAGAAACTCTAGGAGTAAAGTTATCAATATCTTTAATTCTAACATAGTCTCCTATCTTATATTTATAGGATTCTGATTTAATGTCAAGAATTTTGTCCATTGTATACCTCCATAACCTCTTTTAATGTTGGTGCTTTTCCACAAGACATCTTACCTTCAGGACAATAACCTAAAGATATACAAGATGCTCCTGCATTCTTAAAAATAATAGGTGATGCTTCTTTACAAAGTCTAAGCATTTCATTAGCTACTACTCTAAATTCATATTGAGCACGATTACAACATCTTAAATTAAAAATATGAAACAATTCTTGTGCATTTACTGTAGTAATGATTTTTGTTTCACATGCATTAGGAAGAACTGACCTAGCATCTTCTTTTTTAAAACCTGCATCTACAAGTCTTTTATAGAATCCTGCAATATTCTGCATAAAGGATTCATATTCAGAAGCCATATTAGAATTAGCTATCGCTTTTGGTACAATATACTGAAAATTTTCTTCATTAACATATCTTTGACTACGTTGATCTAGAGTTAACCCTACATGATGCCGACAAAATTGGTGACTGAAAGCCCTAGATACTCCTTCTATAGCAAAGGTAAAATATATCTGAGTAAAAGGACTTGCATGCCCACTTTCGGCTAAATCTTCAACTAAAGCTTTAATTTTCTCCCATGTAAGATTTTCCATTAAGGTTTCTATATTTACTGTATTTGCATAACAAAGTCTTGCAGCTGATGCAACAATAAGTTCTGGTTCTGGTGTATGTGTTAATAAAATTACCCTCATATTTTTATTCCTCATCTTTAGATAGAACAAGCATAAAGCTATTTGCTTCAAAATACATAACAACTCTACCATATTTGGAATGGATAAAATACCACCAATAGTCCATAGAATTATTATCATAAACATCTTCTGTAAAACCATTACCCATTAACACTTCTCTTAAATTATAAGGAGAAATGCTTGTTCCTGTAAAGTTGACAGGTTCAAAATCTGTTAAAAACTTATCTAAAGTAGTTTGTACAAAGTTTCTTTCTTCTTCAGTCAATATATATCTCACTTAAAACCCTCCAAAAAATCATCTATCTTTTTATAGTCCTTAAATAATTCAGTTGGTTTCTTATCTGCTATACGAGCTTTAATCATTTCGTAAACATGGTCTAATTTTTCAGAAATTTCTTTAGCTTCTAGAGGCATTTTAATTGAGTAATCAGTAACAAGTTCAAACATGTGTGCTAATTTACTGGTATATGCCAATGGCGTATAGCTAGGTTTTCCATCCGCAGATTTCTTAGCTTCAGCTAAAGCATACCCAACCCCTCCCCCATAAACATATATAAACAAAGGATACTCAAGAGGAATACATCTAGTAGGATAAGGGTGCTTTTTCTTAGATGGAGAACTATGCTCCTTTTCTAAAATTTCAGCAACCCTCTCCCTAGAGCCTGTAGCTTTTTTAATTTTTTTAACAGGGTTAGCTACATTACCCTTTTCTTTCATTATTGTTTTGCTAGTTTTTGACCCCTTTCTCGGCATTATTAAGCCCCCTTATGAAATTAAACATATCATCAACACTGCGATTTTTAATATCATATGTAAAGTTAGATGTAGAACTCTTAGCAAATTTATTATTGACAAGATCTACATAGAATGTAAATGAACCATCATCACCTTGATACATAGTTTCCCACTCATCTTCACTAAGCATAGATTTAATATCTAATTGCTTACAAGCAAGAGTATCAAAACCAATACCTTTAAATTCTCCGTAAAAAGCTTTGGTTCTTAAATACTTCTTTAAGAAATCTTGATTATCAGCAATAAGCCTATTCATATGCTCATAATACTCTTTACCACGACCTATATTTTTATATCCTAGTATTAAAAGATTTAAATCTCTAGAAGCTAAATGATATAGATCTTCTTCACTAAATATACCTGCAACTACATGAATAACTACATTTTCTACTTTTGATAGGCATAAAAAGAACTCCCCTTCGTATTTCTTATAAGAAATACCAATGCCATGAATAAGTCCATTTTCTTGCCAATCAACTAATGTTTGTAAATTATACATAAATTGATTTTGATTTACTGTGATGTTAGCAAATACTTTTTGAGCTTTAAGCATTTCTAAAAATGGTAGTAATGTAGGGTTATCTAAATCATTTCCATTTAATGCAAGCTCTGTATATGGGTGCAATGACGGAATAAAAGTATTCACTACATAATCAGATATTAAATCTGCATGTTTACCTTTTGGTGTACAACCCAAATAGCAAAAATTACACGATTGACTACACTTCTGTGTTATAGAAACATCCATACTTTCTGCAAAGGAAGGATGAAAATCATCCTCCTTTGAGATTCTAATTTTAGTACCTGTATTTTCGTCTATACTTACATAGACATTGCCATTCTTGTACTTTACCATGGAAGCACTTCTTTCTCTACTTCAAATTTAAGATCTCTTTTCATGTCATTAAAGATACAATACTCATCACCATCAATAATTACAATATATTTAGGTGTGAAAATAAAATCTTCTAAAGTAACATTTTCTTCGCTTAAGAATTTTTGAAGTAATCCTTCTGATTGATGGTCTACATAACCAAAAGGATACCATGTATCTTCTGGATCTGGAAGTTCAATATGGTCAAAATTTTTTACATGCTTTTTAATAATAGCTTCAAGCTTAGAAATAAATTCTTTAGCTTCTTCATTATCTTTATTATATTCTTGACAATAAGATGCAATAGCGTAAGCTACTTTACTACGCCAAGTATTTAAAAATTGAAACGGATAACGACTAAACTCTAAATCATCGTCAGAAAAATGTAATGTACCTCCATAATACACTTTAAGTTCTTTTTCATCATAACTATCATTATTCTTAGTAATAATAATAGAGTGCATAGAAGATGAATTTGTTTCAAACATACCTTTTCTGATTGTTAATTTCATAACTTATACCCCATTTCTGTAAGAATTTTATTAACATTTACTGTTGTTACATCTAACCCTTTTTTTGAACGACTCCATTCTCCATCTTTCATGAAATATTCATCAGCAAAAGGAGCTAGAATCTTAAATAGATTACCTTCTGTAATTAGAATATCGGCTGGTAATACTAATCCTACTTGTCTTACCACAGATGGTTTATAAACTAACACTATTAATCACCTCACAAAAAGAGTATAGCATATTTTAATGGATTTGTCAAGAGGAAATTTAATCCTCACAGAGCTTCTTTTCTAATTTTTCTCGCAATTCTTTATAAAAATCTTCATGATTTTTTAAATATTCCATAGCTTTTGCTTTACCTTGAAATTTAAGTGGGTTATCTTCTGAATCTGTAATAACTTCTTCATTGTTATCTAAAAAGGAATACCATGCTCCACCTTTTTCAATAAGCCCATAAGTAACCCCCATCTCAAAAGTATCGTTATAACCGTCAATACCACAGTCATAAGAAATACTATATTTACTTACCCTCCTGTCTGGTAGAGTTGCTTTATTCTTTAATAACTCTACTTCAGCATAATTACCATAAGCTTCTTCTGCATGGGAAGTTAGCTCTTTATAGTTTTTATCATATAGTTTACCCTTACGAATTAACATTCTAAGGGAACATGTATGCTTAAACATACGACCACCTGGCGATATGACTTGATGATAGCCTGACAGGTCATCTCTACACTGATTAACTCCTATAAACATACAACCATACTTATTACATAGAGGTAATAATTTAGAACAGAATGTAGATAGGGGGGCAGATATGCCACAATAGCTCTTATCTTCCATAGTTTTCTCTGCTACACTTTTTGGAACAAGAGCTGGTATGGAATCCAATATCACACAACCTACTCCATCACTATCAATAAGTTCTAATAATATTTGAAATAACTGTTCAGCAGTTTGATTCTCTGGGGCAATAAAGATAAGATCATCTACATCAACACCATTCTTATACATCCAATCTTCATCACTTGAGAACTCACTATCAAGATATACAACTTTTTTATATCCTCGATCTTTAAGATATGCTAGTCTTTCTTTTTCTTCTTTATTAGGCTTTTCTTTTGCTTCTAATTCGGCAACCTCATTATCATGTTCTTGCTTTAGTACTTTTTGAGCACTTCCACAAATAGAATAGCATAAAGTGGATTTGCCAGCAGAGGGCATACCCAAAATTTCTACTACAGTTCTAGGCATACCACCCCTAAAAAGAAATGTAAGAGCAGGACTCACAAGAGGAATACGAGCATAGTTACGCTTTTTAATGTCTGCTCTACCTACCATATTAAAACCATATTTTTTATTTACATTTTTAATAACTTCGTCTAATTTACTCATATATCCTCCTTTACTTTACTTAATCTAGCTTTAGCAATATTAAAATATTCTAATTCTTTTTCTATACCAATAAACCCAAATCCTTCTAAAATACAAGCTATTCCAGTAGTACCACTTCCCATAAAAGGGTCTAATACAATTCCATTATAGGGTGTCACTAATTTTACTAAATATCTCATTAAAGATATTGGCTTTACTGTTACATGATTATTGCCTTTTGGTAAATTCTCACAGCCCATATTCTTTTCAGATTTAGAAGCCTTAGAGCAATAAAAGAAACGAGAAATACCACCCTCATCACCATAAGTAATTTGCTTATCTCCTGCCTTTCCCAACCCTCCGTGATCAAAAAAAGTTCCTTCTTTTGTTCTATAACAATTTGTACCGCTTTTATGATTGCCATAAATTTTATCTGCAAGAGTAGCAGTAATCTCGTCTAAAATAATATTAGAAGGAAATCTACCTCCTGAATTATCGCCTAACTTATTAAGATGAATCCTACATGCACCAATATTAAATGCACCTGTACCCCATTTAATAACATTTTCAGCATAAGTCCTTTCAGAAATAGGTTTTTGTGCTACTACAATAACCTCTGTAGCTGGTTTAAGCTGAGTATGAAAATCGTTATAATTATTAGATGTATCAGTAGTAAATTTAGATTTTATAGCCTTACCTATATTTTGACCGTGAGGCATACCAGTTCCGTAAATATAAAAAATTTCATCCTTAATAATAAATCCTGCATCTTCTATAGCACATACCATACGGTGTATATTCTTAGGACACCCAAAAGCTAAAAGAAATCCACCAGGTTTTAAGACTCTATGACATTTTTCCCAAGTCGATATATTAAAAGCAATACCAGTACTATCCCACTTATTCCCCATAAATTTTAATTCATATGGAGGGTCAGTAACAATACTATCAATAAAATTAGTTTCAATAGTGTCCATATAAACTAAACAATCATTATTTATTATCATAAGCTGTCCTCTCCAATATACTTAGCCCAATATTGTAGAAAAACAATGTCTTCAGTAGTATCAACTTTATTAAGCCAATGTCCATGATCTAATGCAATCTGCCCAAATCCTGTAGTATTGCCATATTTAGGATTTTCCTCAAATAATATTTTATACCATGAAAGCTTATCATATTCTTCTTGTAATTTCTGCCAATGTTTCCAAATATTATTTCTTGCTCTTTCCCTTAATACTTCAAGTTGGTAAGTCATCACTACTCACCCCATTACTGTCAGGAGTATAATTAGCCCAGTATCTGATAAACTTATAATCTTCGATATCTAACCCAAAATAATCTGGGGACTCTAATGCACTTCTAACACCATTTAAGCTTTCTTTATAATTAGTACAAGCTAATAGGTTAGAGTGCAACTTCATATGTTTATCATTAAGAATGTTTACTCTTTGCCAAAATGTTAGTTTATCATACTCTTTTTGTAGTTTTGCTTCATACTCTATAATATTTTCTTTAGCTTTTTGATAATTATCTTCGATATATTTTCTTTCAAAAATAGTTGCAGGTCTAGGATCTTTTCTATACATCTTCTGCCCACTCCATTACCAAGTCATAATCATCTTTTGTTAGATTAACTAAATCTAAATTAGATAATTTCATCTTAATAATATTTAATTTTTCAAGATATATATTATCCCACCATGTTCTTCCGTACATTTTTATAGAATTACTTATGGCTTTTTCAATGTTAGCTTTAATATATTCTTCTTGCTCTTTAGTTACTATCATATTCAGCCCACCACCTAACTAAATCATAATCGTCCATATCTAAACTTTTATTTGGATAGTATCCTTGAAAATACTTTTTAACATTAAGTAGCTTACCTTCTTCCATGGAATAACTGAAAAACATAGCACAATTACTTAAACACAATTCATTTTCTTTTTGTTCATCAGTTATTTCATAAAAAGGGTTATCTCTAAACCACCTTTTATACCAAGGAAGGGCATCATATTCTTTTTGTGCTCTTTTCCAATCTTTATAGAAATTTTCTAAAGCTAGTTCTATGTGGTCTTTGGTATATTTTACATAGCGGTCTGGAAGTTCTATATGCTCATGCATAATTAAGCCCCTTTATGAGTAAGCTCCATTAAACTCATACGTACAGAAAGAATCTTTTTAACACTGTCAATATATCTAGTAATAACATCTGCCTTATTTTTAAGTAGTTTATATGCACGATTATATACAGTAGATACAACTTCTTCTTCTTTTGCAGCAAGTTCACTAAGCATTTGCCTGTTTGCAATCGTACCAGTACTATTTATATAGTTCTCACTATACTTAGTTTGACGCACCATTTCACTAATATCTGCACGAATACCTAATAATTCTTGCTTAGAAGTAATAAAATAACTATAAGTACACAAAGTAATAAGAATCTTATTTAAATCTGTATCCGTAAGTTCATCTTCACTATTTACAAGAAAATCCTTAATCTTGTCAATATAGTTATCAAGTTCTCCTGTATATTTTGCTACTATTTTATTTACAATTCCTTCAAGCTGAATAGAATTATTTTCAACTTGATCCTGTATAGTTTTATTTACAAGCATTCTTCTTCCTCCAAAGGATCTACATAAAGTATAATTACTTTTTCCCATGACTCATTAAGCTTAATTAAAAAATCTGCAAATTCTTTTTCATATCTTGTATCATCTAAAGAAAGATGTACTCCTATTTCCTGCTCAAATATTTCCCAAGGTTCATTTTCATCTTGAACATACATTCCGTTTTCACCTATGTAAATATTAGTAATTTGACAATATTTAGTATCTAATTTTCCCCAAGAATATTCATCTGATAATGTAAGACTTCCATTGTCTATTTGTACTAATACTTTTAAGTCTTTATTTGCGTCTAGTAATTTTGTTAAAGTAGACATAGTTATTTACCTCGCTTTTTTAAGCACAGACCAATCCCAAATGTTATACTTTTTTAATGCCTTTATCACAGGTACTTCTATACCATTAGGATCTTTATAAGATACACTTTTCTTACCCTTTTCAATGAATAACTTATATAAATACTTAGTCTTAAACATTAAACATATAGATTTTTCATAAAACCAGATGATAGTATAAGCTTTAAGTCCTCTAATTTTAGAAGCTTCTGTCATACTTTGTAACTGATACTCAGAAATATTTTTATGACTCATGGATGCACCGCTACAAGATTTTAGCTCACACATAATAAGTGATGGACGTAAAAATACAAAAAAATCACAAGGATTAGATATGCCTCTATAATCCATTATATCATACAACCGAAATACAAATGAATCAGGAATCTGCTCTTTTACCTGCTCTTTAAAATACTTTTCAAATGTTTTACCTAATGAAGACATAACTCCTTTCTCCTTTAATGCTGATTATGATTTCCTTTACCGAGGATTAAATCAACCCATTCACAAACATCTGTATCTGCATATTCACCTAAATTATCTTTAGATCTTACCCTATTAGTTAACGGTGCATATTCTACTACTTGTTTTGCAGTAGAGTAATCATATCCTCTACGCATTAATTCTTGAATACATCCTTCGTAGTAATAAGTAAAATTATCCATAATGATATTCACTCTCCCCAATTTTATTACAAAACTTCCTATAAGAACAATAAGAACAAGTTGTCTTAGTTACATCTTGTGGTTTTGCTACAATGATATTTTCTTTAGACTTATCTAGTACTTCATGACATTTATCTAATAAATTCTGTTTATCCTCTTTACTGGGCTTAAAGATAAATGGTTTAACTGTTGGCACATCTCTACAAATATATAAATATAATACTGTAGGTATATCTAATAATATTGAGTAAGCAATGCCTTGATTTTTATGTTTTTCCATAAACGAATCCATTTTAAAGAATCCTGAACTGCCACAACTTTTTATTTCTAATATCATATATTTTCCAGATTCTTTATCTTGTAAAATACCATCAGCTAAAAATGAAACTATTTTATTACCATCTTTATCTAACTTATATAAATGAGTTTCATAAATTCCCTTTTCAAAATCAGACTCTTGTCCAATTTCTAAATCTAATTTTTTATCTCTAACATAATCAGCTACTGAAATATACTTAAACTTATTTAAGCTTAAACAATGCCTCTGGGTAATCTCATGTATAGCAGATCCAATATCACATATATAAGATAAAGAATATGTCTCTTTTTCCCCTTCTTTTGGTACGCCCAAAACTTTACAAGACATCTGTCGTTGACAATTTAGACTACTAGGAGATAGTGTACGTGAAGAAGGATGATCTTCACCGCTATTTTCTACTGTATATATAAAATCATTCTTAAATTTCTCAGCAATATCTTCAGTTTTAGCTGATTTAATCATTCCTATTAAAGATTTTCTAGCCATTATATTACCTCAATAGACAAATAAAGGCAAGGACATATGCCTTGCCTATTTAATTTTTTTACTTTTCAATAACTTTAACTTTAAAAAATATTTCTATGCCTTTAAGGAGATCTTCTTTAAATTCTTCTTGTTTTTTAATAAGGGTAAAAGAAATTGTACCTGCATTATTTCTACGTTCACTATTATAGGATATAATCTCATCTTTATATTTATCCATAAGAACACGAGCAAGAAGATTAAGTTCAACAAAACATTTCTTTACATCAAAACCAATAGTAAAAACATTTTTACCATGAATGACCACTACATCATGATCATTATTTACTACAGGCTTTTCTTCCTTTTTCTTCTTCTCATAAGTAAATCTAATAATACGAGAACCATTATCATAAGTTCTATCTTCAGTAATATCAATATCATACTGTTTTTTAACTTCTGCTAAAGAGTTCTCTAACTCTTTAGCACTATCATCTGTACAACTAAGAGCACATTCAGTACCATCATCAGTAATTCTAAAGGATTTAATCTCTTTAAGAGCCTTTGCACCAACTTCTACAATGTAATACTTAGTAATAGCAGTACCAAAATCATCATATTCCATATCAAGAAGTTCTTCTGCTTTTTTCTCTGCTTCAGCAGTAGTATTAAATTCTACAAGTTTATCATTAAAATCATCAAAGTAACCAATACCACCAAATTCATCTGTATATTTCAGTAAATATGCCATTTCTTATTCCTCCTCGTCTATAAGTGATAATACATACAAGCTAAGATTATCTTCAAATCCAATACATTTTTGTGAACCGTGAATCACAAATTCATTATTTACTTTTCGTAAAACAGTAAGCATTTCTTCAGCAGAAGTTACCATTCTACAAGGATTACCTTTAAGTTTAACATCTATAGTTTCATTTACATCTTGATTCTCACCTAATAGTGTAACACTATTTTCAGTAAATGTCAAGATTACTTTTCCTTTTTGCCAAGGTTTAGTGAAAATACTAATCCGCTTTAAAGCGTTAACTAATTCTGACTTTTCTAAAGTAAAACTAAATTCAGCCCAATCTGTATTCATGAAAGGTCTTATCATATCTACAGGATATTCCAAAGGGTCATCATACATGAAATACATTTGAAAAATATCAGAGTCAACTCTTGCTCCTTGTTCTGTTTTAGAAAATACTATGGGCTTATCTAAAAAAGAAAGTTGTTTCATTAACTTAGCAGGAAGCAATTGTTGTGGCAATATTGCTTTAGTAGTACAGGCTTTAGCTACATCTGTTGTAAATACTTTACCATTTTCGCAATAATACTGCTTGAAGAAATCATAGTCATCACCATCATATAAGCAGATAGAATTGCGTGAAAATACTTCGTGTAGTGGCTCTATTTCACAATGAATTCCATTTTCCATTACAGGCATTCTTAAATTAAGCTGTACTTGAGTACCTGTTTCATCACATTGTATAGGTAATTTATAGTTACCACAACCTTTAAGAGCTACATACTTATCCTTACGAATAAGCTTAATGTCTTCTTTATTAGTTAGTTTAAGTATTTTAAGCAACTGTTCACGATCTAAAACTATATTATCCATATCATCAGTATCTAAAAGTGTAGCTACTAATTTTGAACTTCCATCAGTAGTTCCAATTCTAAATACTCCATCCGCACAAAACATTTCTACAAATGAAGTTATAGGTCTTAGAGGTTGAATTTTATTTATTACTGCAAACATCTCTAAGATATACTTTAAGTCTTTAGTCTTCAAGTATCATCATCTCGCTTTGTTGGGTCAAAATTAAATAGTCCATCATCTGTATCTTGACTAGAAAAACCTGTTACATTTAATACTGAACCTTCTGATGACCATTGATAAATTTCATCTGCAAATTCTGACGATATAACTAATGGACAATATGGATTCTTAACTAAAGTAGTCTTAAAATCTACAAATTTTTTAACTAAAAGTTTAAGCTTAATACTCTCAAAAAATCCTGCTTTTGATAACTTATTGTTGGCATTAAGTAATGCTCCATCTGCTCTAATTGCGTAATCAGTAAACATTTCTGGAAAAATTACTACTTGTACATCATTCATCTTCTTCTTCCTCTAAAATATCATGGGCTATACATGTCCAATCTAATCCTCGCTTATGACAAGGCCATGCCCTATCATCTATAAATAATTCTACATACGGCTTGGGAGATATTGAAGATCTAGGGAACTTTTCTCGCCAATCTTTGATAGCTTTTGGTGTATCACTATTAATCGCATCGAATTCTAATCCATATTTCTTACAAGCGTCTATAGCTATTTGTAAATGCTCATCTGTTCGGCAGGTAAAGAGTATAATAATACCTCCACGTTTCTTATACTCTTTAAGTACCGAAAATGCTTGACGATTAACATCCTTTGGTTCATAGTAAGGATATAAGTTAGGATTACTAAATATTAAGGTGTTATCATAATCAACAGCTATAGACTTAATTTTAAGTCTACTCATATCTTACCTCTTTTAGCTATTTCTTCTTCGATCATTCTTTTTGACTCTCGATCAATAGCTAAGAAATCTTTATCTGTAATTTCACTACGATAATCACTTAATTCCTGTAGCCATAAAAGAATCTGATATAGATGTACTTTATCTAATTCATTATCAACAGTTTCTACCATTTCTTGAATATATGCAATCATTCCATCTAACATCATTTTAGATCAGCCCTTTCTATGATTAGAGTGTAATTTCTTCTCCATTATGCCATAATTTCTTTGCTCCCAATAAGTCTGCCCAAGTTAATAATTCTTTTGTGAAATGCTTACCATCATATCCTACAATATAGTCTTCCCCAACTGCTACAATAGTATATGTAGTAATAATATGTTCCGTTGGAAGGTACTGAACTTCTTCTAATGCAATTACATCTCCAACATGAAAATAAGAGCTTAACTTAATTTCCTGTAATAATTGTTGCTGTTTAGTAAGTAATGTATCTTTCTCTAGTCCTTGCTTCTTCTCAAGCTCTTTTAATTCCTGTTCTTGTTGTACTTGCAATGCCTTAAAATTTTCTGCCAATTCTCTAAAAACTACCAATATTCTCAGCCCCCTTCTGACTATACTATTATTGTAGCACAGAATTTAGGGATTGTCAATACGTTCCGTTAGATTTTTTATTATTTCTTTCTTAAAATCCTCAAAAGTAAGACCAAATCCTTTGTAAAGCATAATAATAACAAGAATCATATTTTCCACAGATTTTGAAGAAGGAAAGGTTGTGAACTCCTTATAGGCAAGTCTCAAATCATTGTCATCTAGCTCGTAAGAATATTCAAATAATTTAGGCACAGCTATATTAGGTAGCATATCATTATCGCCACTATACTCAGCTAAACACATGAATACATTAACTAAGATATTAGGTTCATGAGTTTGATAGTAATAATTTAAACCATTTTTAAGATATTGTATATATTCTATTTTTGTCATTTTAGATTACCAAACTTTTTCATTAAATCATTAAAATCAATCTTACTAAAATCAATATTCTTAGATTGCTCTTGCATTTGTTTTGTAAAATCCGCTGTAATAGATGATGTTTTAAGTGCTTGTGCATTAGCTAAAATAGAAAGTCTAAGATCCACTTCCTCCAAAATAATTTCAGCCTTATCTACATCATCTTCGGTTAAATATTCTTTAGCTAATTTTTCTGCTTCTTCATTAAGTTTATCTAAAAATTTATCCATATTTTTTACCTCTTTGCATTAAGTTTCCAATCTAATTTATATTTGCCATGTCTAATTTGATCATAAGCGTCCTTAAATCCATGTAGTTGGCTATGTAAATGAAGTAACATATCTAAATGCTCTCCACATATTGTACATATACCAGAATTATATCTAGGATCTTTGCTTAGTTTAAGTTTATTTAATGGATTATGTTCCATCTTTCATACTTAAAGTAGCATTATTAACCAAATGCCCACACTTAGGACAAATATATAAATGAGGAACTTTCACATTTCCATTTTTACTAATCATAATGCTCTTTACCTCCGTACCAAAATCATTCTTCTCATACCATCTTTTTGTTGCTTGATACATTTCTTCTTCATTAAATGTACCGTCACAAAAACCACATATTAGTTTCAAACAATCACTTCCCAATACGCTCTATAGCTTTAGCATAATAATCACCATCTAACTCAAAGCCAATAAAATTTCTCTTGTTTTTTTTGCAGACAACAGCAGTTGTACCACTTCCACTAAAAGGATCTAGTACTAAGTCACCAACATTAGAAGATGCTAAAACTAATTTTTCAATAAGTTCTTCTGGCTTTTGTGTTGGATGAATTTTATTCCTACCACAAGGATATCTAAATACAGTATTTTTACAATGTTCATTGAAAGTTGCTTTAGGAAATTTGCCAAAAACACAAGCTTCAATACCACTAAGCCATATTTTATCTCCATTCATGGGAGAAGGATTAGTTTTCTCCCAAATACAAAGCCTAGTTGACATCTTATTTTTAGTCATAGTCTCTCTAATAGTTGAAACTTGATTTATTCCGCAAAATATGTAAATAGACCCTTTAGTTAATCTGCAAAGCTCATCCACAAGATCTGGCAGATTAAAATTTACAACATCAGCCTTATCTTTATCTAAATTTCTAAGTCCTGCTGATTTTCTATTGACTTCTCCGTAAGGAATATCTGTCACAGTTAAGTCTATTGACTTATCAGATAATTTAGACATAGCTTCAATACAATCTGCATTGACTAAGTTAATCATATTATAGCACACTTCCTTTATTTTGTCAAGTGTTTTGAAATACAATTTGTTTTGGTAATACATCATGGCAAACATAAATACTTTGAAACATAGGAGATGCTGAAAACCCATCAGATTCTCTAGTATACGCTGTACGACCTCTAATAATATAAAGTTCTACACCTTTATCTTTAAATAGATCAAAACGCTTACGATTATCAAATAATCCTGCATAATTAGAAAGTAATGCAAAAGGTTTACCTAAATCATAACAACGCTCAAATACAGCATTACGCTTAGTAAATGGATAATTAGATACTATTGCATCGTAATCTTCTCGTGGTTCATATTCAAAGAAGTCTTGTCCTGTGTATATATGTGAATATAATACATTAAAACCACATTCTCTAAGTACTTGTACAAAAGCTGAAGATTCTAAATCAAATGGACACCAAATAGTTTTAAACTTCTTTAAGTATGGTACAAGTATTTCTACAACATGAGGGGGACTCAACCAATTATCGGTTTCTCCCTTCTTTACTGTTTTCATCTTAAATTCTGACATGTATTATTGCTCCTTATATGTTTTAACCCATTCTGTAATTCCACTACGATATACCTTACAAGCCTTCAAACAATCACCTAAGATATAATCCTCTATATTTTCTACATTATTATCTATAGCTTGTTTATAATATTCTGGATAATCTTGTTGTAAATTATCATAGGTAAACAACCTATCTCTATAGTACCAATAGTAATTAGGCTCAATTTGCTTATTCTCAATAAATCCTAAATTTGCGTATACATCACCAGAAAACCAATCATTATCAGAATATGCATATATAGTTATAGGGTGATATTCTTCATAAAAATATTCTAATAAAGGTCTAGCTAATCCATCCACATGTGCATCAAAATTAATACAATAACATTTTATCTTATAAGAATTATTTTCGGATGCACTAAAAGACATTGCTCCCATTAATTTTTCATTAACATATATACCATAATTTATATCACCTATACCTATCCTATATCCAATATAAAATTCCGCACATAAATAGTCCACAACTTCTGATGATATCAATTTTATAGTATAATTATCTATAATCATTGTCTTTTGTTTAATAAGCCAGCTAAGATACGATTTTATTTTAACATCATTATATTGCCAATCAACATCAAATATTGATATTAAATGTATATTCTGCTTCTTCGCCTGTAAAAATTTAAATTGATGATAATTACATTCTTTATCAGAAAAAACATTATTTAATGATGCATGAAATTTACTTCCATTATATTCAATACCTAACAATATATTTTTCATATACATATCTATTTCCAGTCCACGATAACCATTATCTAAAATATGTAATCCACGAGATATAGACAATGAATTATCTAAAGTTAATAGATAATCTTTAATTTCATTTTCTCCTGATGATCCAGCTTTAGCTATATCAGCACACCCACAAGAATACTGGCCACTATTTAATCCACAAACATCAATATCTAATTCATTGCCACAATCACAACGACAATGCCACATAGTATGATACTTCCCCTTTATAGGATATAACATAGTAAGCATACCTTGACGTTCACCAGTTCTATCTCTATAATTAGGTGGATGTTTTTCATGTGCTTCACACCCACAGGATGTCTGCCCATGCTTTAAATAATAAGCAGCTACATCTAATTCCTTTCCACAATCACATTTACAATGCCAATATGACCTACCATATTTAATTAGATGATAAGCTATAGACAGCTTACCGACTTTCTGCCCACTTAAATCCCCAAAATTGTGTGCATGTCCACGACATTCTCCACAAGTAGCCTTACCATTCTTCTTGAAGTTATATTTAACAGATTTTGCTAACATAATACGCTCATTACCACAATCACATCTAAATATCCAATACGCACCCTTTTTGCTATCCATATAATCAAACTTAATTGCTACCAATGAGCCAAATCGCTGACCAGTAATATCTGTATATTGTGGTGGTCTACAATTTGAACAATAATTTGTCTTACCACGCAACAAAGTTGAACCTAATATATCTTTCTCGTTACCGCAATCACACTTACAATGCCAATGATTTGACGATGCTTTAAACATAACTAACCAATTACGTATCTTATCTCCAACATGAATACTCCCTTTAGGACATTTACCACAAGTTACCCTATCACCAGCAAGTAATCTATTTGTAGGATACCACCCTACATTCCCACATTCACATTGACACTGACACTTGGCTCCCTTTTCAGCAATAACTGTCAGCTTACCAAAAGTCTCCCCTAACAAATTATTCACCTAACTTTACTAAATTATGATATTCATCGAATCTATACTCATTACCATTCCAACTATCAAATACTGCAACATCAAATGCAGCAGGAACACTAAAACCTACACTACTTCCATCAATACAACATTGCTCTGCAATTTGACATACTTCATAAGCATTCTCAATAGGACAAGTAATGACTAATTCATCATGGATGGTTAATACTATTTCAGTACCGAGTTCACGAAGTCTTTCATTATTATATATATTAAGCATCATACGCTTGTTACATATACTACCCTGCCCTTGAATACGTGCATTCCAACACTCACGCTCTGCTTTGGCTATTTTCCCACCATTACAATAAATGATTATACCCTTCTTCTTAGCTTCAGCAACAACGCAATCCTCTTCCTTCCTTCCTCGACAATTATTTAATTTAGTAAAATATAAATTTTCATAATATTTACTAGCTTTTAAATCTTCTTTAAGATATGCAGGTAATTTAACTTCATATTTAGGCAACAGTGCATCTGGAAGTCTACGTCTATAGCCATCCATTGTTTCCACATAGCCTTTAGTGTGCAAATCAGCATATGTTTGGTCTATAGCCTTTTTTAATGCAGGAAAAGATGTAAAAAACTTATCCACTAATTCTTGAGCTTTTTCAAAAGATATATTGACATCTTCACCTACAGCACGTACACCCTTTCCGTACATCAGCCCCAACAGTATGGCTTTCGCGTGTTTACGCCTAGTTTTACCATCTTTATTTGTCGTACCATCCTCATTAAACTCTAAGCAATCTTTATACTCTACATCATATATTTGAGATGCTAAATATGAGTATACATCCAAGTTCTTTCTAAATGAATCCAACATATTTTCATCCTTAGCTGTTTCAGCTGCAATAAGAACTTCTTGTTTTTTTGCATCTAATGATATCATCACTCTCCCTTTACCAGGACTATACATATTACGTACATCATAAAATCCCGATGGGAGCTGCTGGTTGTTTGGGTCACTACTAGATATACGTCCAGTCCTCGCACCTAAACTATGGAAATTACAATGTACTTTACCATCATATCTAGCCATTTCAGGAAGTTTATCCACAAAGCTACCTAAAACCTTATCATAAGCCTTAACATTAAATACTGCTTTAGCAATATTATATATAGGTTTATCTCTATATTTAGGATTATTTACAATCTCATTTATAACATGCTTGCCTGTACCACGAGGTTCTTTTTCAAATATGACACCACTATGCAATATATCATAAAATAAAATTTGTAATTGAACAGGACTATTATAATTAACTGGATACTCTAACAAACTATTCGGATTAACTCTAATGTATTCTAGTATCTTATCTTTAACAATATCTACAGCTTCATTAAATACAACTACAGCGTCATCATGCAATTTCGCATATTTAATATGCAATTCTTGTGCCTTATTAAAATCTAACCAAATTCCACGCCAACGCATATCAGCAAAAACAGTAATGATAGGTATTTCAATATTATGTAAAAGATCTACCACTTTTTCTAAATGACATTCATCGCATTCTGATGTACCTTTAGTTAAATAAGGTTTCTGGAATATATATAAATCATAGCACATTCGCGAATCATGGGCAGCGTATTTTGAGCCTACAGATGGCTTTATATTGCAGAATGGTATGCCATCAAATAATTCTGCAAATTTATGAATACCTGCTGATCCTTCCATAACATATTTATCATAAAGATATTTGAGTCCATGAGGCTCATTCTCATTTAATAAAACAGATGCTGGTAATGTATCCCAATATACTTTTACAAAATAACCTAACACAGCCCTCAATACGACTATATCATAATAAGCATTATGAAAAATAAATTTACACCCACCCTTAATCATAATATCAAACCCAAGCTTAATGGCTTCTTTTGATACTTGATGTGGGAGTAATTGTTCTGTAATATTACTTATATGCCCAATGGGTGCGTATGCTTCTATTTGATTAGGACTATAGATACATACACCGACTAACCCTTCAACTTGATCACGGAAATTTAAACCTGTACTTTCGGTATCCAGTGCAACATACTCACCTTCAACAGCTTTCTTGCAGTACTCAATCCATTTTTCATCTGAGTCTAATAAAATACAATGATAGTCTCCTAATGCTTCCTGAACTTGTGCCTCAATACTAGCCAGCTTATTTATTAGCGTTCCACTTTTTAATTTTATTTTTGGCTGTTGTATTTCTTGTGTTTTCTTAAGTATTGCTTGTGTAGACATTACTTGTCTTTTAGGAATATTAAATAATGCCATAACTTTTAACTCCTTAAAATGTATATAATTTTTTACCACATAGTTTACAAATACAAAGTAGATACAATTTTATTGGACTTTCCTTAACTATAAATTCTCTACTTCCACAATTAGGGCATATCATAATTATTTACTCCTTGACCATTTACTAATTTCATCAACCAGATTAAATGCTTCTTCTTTAGACGCTTCATTTATGTCAGTATTTACTTTTATGCTTATAAAATCACAATAAGCATGGGTATATCCTTGCGTTATATCTGAATCAACAAAAGGATCTATTTTTTTCTCTATAGTAATTTCAACTTCTGCATCTGTATTATTATACTTATTTAATAGTTCTAATAGTAACGATATTGGAATATTACTAATTTTACATTTCAATCTCTACACCCCCAATCATCATGTTTAGATTCCCAAACTATTGCTTCTAACTCATATTCAAGTTCTAAATCTTTCTTATATGTTGAAATAAATTTAGTAGCTTCTTGTTTGGTTCTACCCTTAAATACAACACCACAATATCTTTCAATATCATATATTATGTCTAACTGTTTTTGTGTTGGCTTTAATGCTTCTTCTAAAGTTATACGCATTAATCTTCCTCCTAGCAAAAAAGCAAGGACTTGCCTTGCTTAATATTATATCCATTTTGCTGGTGCTGGTTTAAGACAATTAGGTACTTCTATATTATCTTCTAACCCCTCCGCAAACTCTATAAGTTCATCAAAAGAATATAATACTCTAGTACAATTTTCTTTAATAACATGAATGTGACCTAAAGAATCTGTATCATGTCTAATTAATATATCATAGCCTAATCTATGCAATTTAATAATAGCATCTTCTATCTCCATTTGGTAATCTTCCTTTCTATCTTTTCTACTTTCCTTACCCTTTTATGCTCATTACAATTTGTAATAATCACAATAATACCAAATATTGCTAGTACAATAATAATGAAGATTATTTGATCCACTTGTAGTACACCCGTATGAATTCCTTTGCCCCAAAATTAACCTTAGTATTTGAATCTTTGAAAACTTGTTTTACAGTTTTAGCATTAATCTTATCTAATGCCTTTACTTTAGCTACAATTCCTGTATGACATTCTGCCCATTTAATGATTTCATTATCTTTATAATAGTGATAAGCAAAACATGCATATGCTTTTCGTTCTGTAGTGAAACCATAGCCTTGAGCGTCATCTACTATTTCTCCTGTTTCTTTATCTACAAGAACGAATCTATCTTCATAATCAGAAGATAATGATGGACTTCTTACTGCTTTGGCTGTCCAAACTATCTTATCATTATGCCATTTCTTCTTTTTCTTTGCCATCTTTACCGCCTACTTCCACATATTTGGTAACTTCAACAACTTCTTTTTCTTCTCTAACTTCATAAGGCTGATCATAGAATTCATGTTCTTGAAACATACCATGATCTTCTATCCAACACAATGCAAAAAGTCTATCATCTACCTTAAAAATAGTAGTTACACTTTGATGACATTTGTAAACATCTGGATCTCTATCTTCATCCACAGTATAAAAATCATATAAAAGTTCGCTAAGTTCTTCTTCTGTAAACTTTTCTCCATTATCATATCTTGTTAAAAATTCTTTGTCTGTCATAGTACCTTCCCTCTTAATTGTCCGATTGACCCATTATCTCTGTGAATATTACCAGGATTATGCACTCTGCAAAAACAATTTCCTGCTCGTTCACATAGAAGCTTTTGTGCAAACAATGCTACTTCAGTAGCACAACCTACACTATTCTTTTGTCTACTAATTTTTCTGATTTCTTCTTCTGGAAGTTCTTTAATTCTTCTACACTCTGCTATAAGTTCTTTACGGTTCATATGAGATTAATTGTCCCTTCTTCTACTAAATTTGATAACCTATGGTCAATAACATCATCCACAATATCAAAGGCTTCTATTACTTTTGCATGTTTAGTATGTACATATTCATCTCTAAACTTATTTAATAGTACGTAAAGTTGTGTAATTTCACTCTGTTTCATCATTTCACCCGCTTTAAATTTTTATTTCCTTTATGTTTTTTCTTTGGCTTTTCTTCTTCTACACTTAAAGCAACAAACTCTCCCAATAGAATATCTGCAAAATAAGATGCAAGCATAGATACCTCTAAAGCGTCTATATCTTCTTTTCTAGACTCAATAATAAGATCTGCTACACCTTCTAATAATGCCATAGGATCTAGTCCATTTAGATGCCATTCCACATCATAACTCTCATCATTAAAAGTAGTTACTTTAAGTGACATTTCGGTTTCCTGTAGTCTTTTACTCAATTTTCTTCCTCCCCTCATTTACATAATAAGTATAACATATTTTTAAGCCTTTGTCAAGAAAAAAATAAGCCTGCCCATAAAGGGCAAGCCTATTTTCTCTATTTAGAAACCATGATGATTACTTCTACGAGTTACCTGCTGTGGAGCTTCTTCTTTCTTTGCTGACATATTAGCTTTTGTTGGATTCTGCTTAGTATTAAGGTAGAAGTCCATTTGCTCTGCTGTCCAAGTTTTAACAATACTATCTAAACGACCTACTGCATCATCGTCAAGAACTTCAAGATCAGCTTTAAGTTCTTCAATAGTTTTACCTGTGTCATATTTAGAAGGATCTACAGGAGGGAATAATGTGTATGTAGTTGAAGTACCTTGCCCACTACGACTTACTTCAATAGGCTCTGCCAAATTAAATCTTGCTCCATAAGGGCTAATGCTGTTAGTGTAGAAATTAACACTTCTAGTAAATAATGCATAAGTCATCTCAGATTTTCCATTACGTTCAAGTACAACAAGAGGAATGATAAGTCTATCATGTGCAAAAGATACTGCACTATTTTGATTATCTACATCCTGTGCTTTTGCTTCACAAAATGGACAACCATCACCCAAACAACTAACTTCTACAAAATATGGCTTACCTTGCTTACTATACATCTGAACTAAATGCGTTCTAACAACTGGGATTTCAGAAACATCAGATACAAGAAGCTGAATCACAGCCTTCTCTTTATCTTTCAAATAGAAATTATTTAAGTTTTTAAATTCTGTACCTTGTCCATTTGCACGAGCTTCTGCTTTTTCTGCACGATCAATAGCGGATTGTAAACTGATTCTCATAGTTTTCTAGTCTCCTTTGTCTTAAAAAATACAAAATATTGTGTTTCAATTACATTACGTAGTATAGCATATTTTCTGAAATTTGTCAAGCTCTTTTTATAAAAAAGTGTGTATACATATCTATTATTTTACTAAATGTTTCATCATCATATGCACCTAAGTCATTTATATCCTTCCCCTCTGGTAAATCTACAGTTTTAATAAATCCTGTATATTTTAATGCTTCTATTAGCTTATCACGCCCACGCATTCCTGATTGGTCTGGATCTAGAGCAAGACAAAAACACCTATACCCCAACTTTTTTATTTCTTCATATTGAGATTCTATACCTGTACCAAGCAATGCTATGGCGGGTACATGCATCTTTTGAGTTAATGTAATAGCATTAAGCATCGACTCACAAATATACACTTCTTTTGAATTCGGAAATAACTTCTTAGCTTCATATATTCCAAAAACTGGCTTATTAACCCCTTGAGGGTAATGGTATATTTTCTTATGTATAGCTCGTTTAGCTACAAAAAGACAACCACCTGTAATATCCTTTACTGGAAATGTTATACATTCACCTAAATTTGAGTCCTTACAATACCCTAAATCATAAGTTTCTATTGCCCAATCATTTAAATGTCTTTGATAGTGATACGAACAAGTATAGCGTAATTTATCTAATTCTTCTTCACTTACATATTCTATCTTTTTTGGTTTTGGCTTTTCTCGTGAAGGAATATATATTAACCCTTCTCTATTTTCTACTTCTATAGTACCAAAATGTTTAAGTATCCATTGAGTACCAAAATTTTCACCATAATATCCAAAACATCTTGATACTAATGTTTCTAGTGTGCCTTTCTCATGACAAGTAAAACAATTAAAATATACTTTGCCAGTATCTCTATCTGCTCTTGTCATTATACCTGCTGATGGTCTATTTTCATTACCGTTCTTATGAAAAGGACAAGTAAATACTATATCTTGTCCTGGTGATTTTGGCATCCACAGGTCTTTTAAAAGATTAATATTTTCCCTATGTAATGTTTTTTGCAATAATAGCATAATGTCTTGAACACTAGCCATTACTGGTATATTATCTTTTCCTATGAATAACATAGGCATTTACCTTTTACCAAAGAGCTAGGTTTAAGACCTCTTCTAAGCCTAATTCTATTACCTTATCTCTCTTAAAAATTCTGAAAACTTGCTTTGAAGGAACTACTTCAATGAATTTAGCATATTCCCCATTATGTGTAATTTCTGTATAAATGGGAAGTTGTTTTAATACATTAATAGCTATTTCATCTATTTCTTCATATTCTTCACGCTCAATATCTTCAATTTTATAACGATACTTAGTCATTACTTGAGCCATCTTGTTCTTTGCTTCTTCTAACACGTTCATAGTAATCCTCCAATCCAAAATTATTTACTTCTTTTAGTTCATATACACCACAATTCTTACATATTCTTAATTTAAATGAAGTGGTTCTTGTAGTACCTCTTGTAGCATTTCCGCATAAAGCAGTTAAGTCTACATCTTTAATAACTGTTTCTGCAACTTGCTTGGAATCACAAAAGGGACATCGTTTTTTATTAGCTGGCTGTAAATCATATACATCCATTATTTTAAGCACATCTTCTAGTAGTTTTATATCTTCTAATTCTTCTGGAAACACCGCCTCTAACTTTAACCTATTTATTAATTTAGTTAAACCTACCTTAACACCTCTAAGTCTATAACGCATAGGTTTCCATCTATGATTTAATCTTGGCATGTTATCGCCCCTAAAATATATTAGCTACTGTCTTTTTTACTTCTTGTTGTTGTGTTTTTAAATCTTCATCTTTTTCTATATCTTCTAAATCTGGGATGTAATTAAATGTTAAGTGATCAAAATCATAAGCATATAAAAGTTTTTTATCTACTAAACCATAACGATTCTTAGCTATACTTAATTGTAATGCTCCTGCTTTCTTTTGAATAGCAATAATTCTAGTAGACACTTGCGCTAAAGAATATGATCCACCAATGGACTCTGCGTCCATATCCACCTGTTCATTACTCTTACTTTCATTTTGTCTACGTCTTGCTTGTACTACACCAACTACAGGTATTTTATATTGTGTAGACATTGAAAGTAACTCTGCACCAACTTCTCCTTCTATTTCAGCTTCTGTTTGCCCCTTTTTAGGATAGTCTTGACGAACATATTTAATACCATCAATAAAAACAATATCACATTTAGTCTGCTGAATTAACTGCTCAATTTTACTTACAGTTATTTTTCTATTTAAATCAGTCATATCTACAACAAACAAATGCTTATCGCTTTTATTCATGTCCTCAATATATTCTTTGTAGCCATTTATTTGTAAACCTTTTTGCATAGCCAAATTAGAGAAATTAGTGATGTAAGTATCTATACGATATTGAATATCAAGCTTTGGCATTTCTGGACTAATAAATAAAACTCTGTCTCCATCCATACACGCTTTAGCAGCACTACTACAAAGTACTTGAGATTTTCCTGTATTAGACTTACTAAGGTAAAGAAATAGATCTCCACCTCTCTGATAACCATATACATATTCATTTAATTCTTTAAATGGAGTTTCAATATATATCTCTGCTGGATGTCTCTTTCTTTCTTCCCAAACCTCTAATCTTTCCTTATCATGCATCATATCAACGCAAGTTATTTCATTAGTAAGTTTTAACTCATCTACATGAGATAAAAGATATCTAACACCATCATTAGCATCTTTTTCCATCATCTTCCCAGAAGATTGAATTAAAGTTACACAACGATTAAATAACCTAAATTCTCTAATATCATCTAATACAGATTTAAAATTAGAAGGTAAGTCTGTAAAAGAAAAATTCGGACAATTCGCAATTAACTGTTCAGCTGTTGGTGTAGATTTATATTTTTCATAATATTCTCTAACATAATTAAATGCATCTCTATGCTCAAAGAAATAAGACTCATCCAAGAAGTTACTAGTTAATACAGAATAGTCTTTATCTTTTATTACTTTAGTTATTACTTGACTTTCTGAAAGGCTCATTTAGATCTCTTCCTTCTGTATGTATTAGTTGACTCTCTATGCCCACCGCCTTTAATCTCCAATACAATATCACTTAATATTCTATCAGAGGTTCTTGCTCCACATGAAGCTTCTAATTCCTGTGCATTTAAATTACTTGTAAATATAGTAGCTTTCTGATTTCGATACCTACTATCAATAATGTCTGTGATAACAGTATCGTCATATTTAGTTGTATGTGTTGCAGACAAATCATCTAATATGAGAAGTTTTACATTCAATGCCTTTTGTATCACTTCTTGACGCTCTTCTGGATTCTCAAAGTTTTTAGCTTTAGCCAAAAAACTAGGAACATATACAAAATAAGCCACATTAGGATTAAAACCATTACCTAAACTATTCATTGCTAAATATGTTAGCATAATTTTAATTGCCCAACTACTACGCCCTGCTCCTGGATAATGTCCCCAAATATATAAAAACCGTCCTTCATCCACAAAGGTATCTATATCAGTCTTTATATCATTTAAAGTATAAAATACATCTACGTCTTCATCAGAAGGTGTTAATAATATCTTATCATAACTCTTGAACTTATCTGGAACTTCACTTGCAAAAAGCAAGTAATCAAATTCTCTACGCATTGCACAGAATTTATTACAACCTTTAGTCTTTTCTAAATGACAAGATCCGTTAAACCAACATTTATCCTCATAATGATACTCATATTCATTCACTTTACCACCCCCTCTTTTTCTCCCAACTATAACATCTTTTAAAATCTTTTTCTAAATTACAAGTACGAGTAAAGCTATTAAAATACTTACAAGAACTACATTTTGATTGCCTATAGCTTAATCTAACCACATTATTATTTTTACCTTCCTGATAAGTTTGAAAAAGCATAAGAACAATTATTATCCAACAAGATATTATAAGCCACATCTATCTATCCCCTTTCTGCACATATTATCATAGCACAAAAAAGAGAAAATGTCAAGGGGAAATTGCTTTCCCCTTACAAAAATATTTAGATAATTCTAACAAGGTCAATATCAATATCTACATCTGATAGCTGATAATCTAAATCACCAATATCTAAATTTGCTTCAATTTCTTCATAGATTTCTTCTTCTGTAGTATCATCTGGAACTACTATAGTTACTTTAGCTTTACCGTTTACATAGCAATTTGCAGTTACTTCTTTCATTTTACCCTCCGCACATATTTTGGATAAACTTTCTTAGTATTAACTTTTTTACCTGCCTCATCTACTAATATTTTCTTACCACTAGGAGATTTTATTTCGTAGTATTTAGTTAAAGGTTCTTTACCACACTCTTGCATGAAATCATCAAACATATCTATACCATTTTGCTGTCTATATAGATTAGACATAGCACACATTATATTTACATTAAAATTTAATATGTCACTATTATCATAACCCCATAGAATATCTTCTATCTTATCTTCTCCGATAAAAGAAAACATGTCCATAGACGAAAATTTTTCAATGGTACTGAAATAATCTATACACTCATATTTCTTGCCATCATATACTTTATTAGGAATAAATGTAATTAAAAATTCTTTTGGAGTTAACCTAGCTAAAAGTTGTGTTGTTTCTGTACCTGCTTGAAATATTAAATAACTATTATCTTCTAACTTACAAATACAATTAAAATCTTTAACTAAGCATCTACAAAGTTTCATATATTGATATCTATCATATGGATCTAGATTTAACAAAATATCATCTATCATTGACTTATATTTCTCATGCCACCATTCAGTAGTTTTCTTTTTACCATCAATTAATTGAAAATTAGTAGATGTCACCGCTTTCATAGTCTACTTCCTCGTATTCTACATTAGGCTTAAAAATTTTATCCACCTTAAATAAAAGATAATCATCTGCATGATCATTATCATCTTCTAATATACACTGCTGAAAATCGTCTATATCTGCGAAAATAAAATCCTCTATTGTATATGTATGTAGTGGATTATATGAATAGAGTTTTCCTGTACTACGATTAACTGCAATAAACATTATAGTTCTCCTTTTTTAATAACTTCCAATAATTCTGAATCTTTTAAGTTGTATAACTTGCCACAATCAAGGTCTGCTGTACCATATTCTTCCATCAATATGTTATAAAGTAATTGCAAAAATCTTTGATGAGGATACTTTGCATGTAACTTTATTAATTCTTGCCCTAATATTACTATATCTAATTTACTTTCCACTAGAACCAACTCCACCAGTACGAATATCTGAAAGTGGTTTATCATCATCTGTAATATAATATGAAGAAAAGATGCCTTGAGCAATTCTATCATACTTCTTAATTTCTACAGACTCATCCCCATAATTATATAATGCCACTAAAAGATTGCCATCGGTTTGGATATTGCTATAATAAGAGCTATCTATAATTCCTGTAATATTAGCAAGCATTAAATGTTTTTTAATTCCTATAGAGCTACGCACATGAATAGCCAAATATTCATTACAAGGCATATATGCTTTTACATCTGTCTTAAATACATGCATAGTATTAGGTGCTATAATAGCATCTTCATTACTATAAATATCATATCCTGCTGATCTTGAATCAGACCTTGTTGGTAATTTTACATCTTTACTAGCATCCTTTACTCTCTCAAATCCTCTGTATCGCAAAATTCTTCCTCCTTTGGATCAATCTTCTTCATTAAACTAATTGCAACTTCAAGCTTTTTCATAGCTACTGATACTTCCAAAATTGCTACGTCAACATATTCCTTATCAACATAATTAAGATGATTTTCTGCAACTTCCAAATCAGAAATTGCTTCATCAATTAATTTCTTTACTTCTTCCTTGCTCATTAAAAAACCAAATCCTTTCTTATTTTACTTTCATCTTGCTTTTTCCTAGTTACAGACTCTTGTGGTCTATTATTATTTTGTTCATAAGCCATCTGCCTGTATCCGCACATTACAGATCTATGAACCATTTGAACTCTTTCTATCTTAGGTATTTTTTCTAAGAGTTCACATTGAGCTATCCAGCTTATTTTAGTTGGATAGAATCGTTTTTGTCTACATACTTTTAGAAAATCTTTAATCTCTTTCATTAAAGCCCTATCATCTCCAAACTTAGATTCAGCAATTTCTAAAAGCGTTAGATTTTTCTTAGGCTTCTCCTGTTTAGGGATATTAAATAGACCCATATTTGCTCCTCCTTAATTTCTATACATAGTATATCACACTTCTAAAGATTTGTCAAGAAGAAAAATAAAAAAGGACAGGAAAATTTTCTCCTGTCCTTGGAATTTTTACATAGGATTATCGTTCATCAATCTTTGAGCTAAACTTTCTAACACCCATTTACCAATACGTTGTTTAAGGGCATCTACATCTGCAAGCTGTTTTTCACCTTGAGTTAGATTTACATAACCATTAAAAGAAATATTATTGCCTGCCACATTAAAAATCAAGGTGTCCTCTACTACTGCATCTGGATTATAGGCAAAAACATCAAATACTGGCCCTTGTGGTTTAATGTTGCCACGAATACGTACAATAGAAAGTGGCTCAATATAATCTTGACTTACTTCAACCTCTTCGATTGTAATTACATCATATTCACCAGTCTTTAAAAGATTAGCTTTAAGTGTACCAGCATTATCTTCTTGATCACAAGCAGAAATAATTTGACCATTTCTACCATTTTTTAGTAGATATACATACATATGCATCATACCTCCTTTATAATATTATTAACCTTCTCCATCTCCCGTTTCTGTATCACCCTCAGTAGGTTCTGTACTTCCTCCTTCTCCACCAGTATCTGGGTCAGGATCTGAAGTTGGCTCTGGTTCAGGTTCAGGATCTGGTTGTGGATCTACCTGTTCAGGATTATCATTAACAAGACGTTCACTAAATAATCCTTCAATCCAACTTGTAAGTCTAGTTTTTAAAGATGTAATATCACTAGCACTAATTTCTGCCTCAGTTAATTTAGCATACCCAACAAAGCTAACAAGATTGGCAGTTACAGTAAATGTCATCTTATCTACTTCTGTTACTCCTTCTGGAATATTATATGGAGTAATAGTAAGTCTAGGGCCACCAGATGCAAAATATCCTTCTACTTTTACAGCAGATAATGCTGTTACTACATCAGAACTTACCTCAATAGTTTCTAGATCAATTTTACGATAAGATCCAACCTTTAAAAGATTACTACGTTCTGCAATGGCACTTGCTTCCGTGTCATATGCATTAATAAATTGTCTGTTAAGACCGTTTCTTAGAATATATACGTTCAAAACTCATCCCTCCAAATTTAATAAAACTACTTTATTACTATCTAAAGACGCTTTTACGTCTATTATTCTTTGATTTGATGACCCTCTAAAAGCTAAATTTAAATCTCTTAACTCATCTACATATTTACCATCAACTAATACATCTATATAACGCAATATTTCTTTATCACACAATGTATCATAGGTATATCCAGTATATACCCAAATCTTTTTACTTAATTTTTTACACAAAGATAATACTGTATCATAATTTTCTGGTGTTAATGGTTCTCCACCCAATATAGATACTCTATCAACATGTTTATTATTAGCCAATTCAATGAACTTATTTTCAATATCAGGAGTCCATTCCTTACCGCCATTAAAATCCCAAGTTACTTGATTAAAACAGTTCTTACAATGAAAATGGCATCCTTGTACATATAGTGCTATACCTATACCTATACCATTTGACACATCAAAATTTCTTATACTTGCAAAATTCATTACAACGCCTCATGATTATCTAAATGCACATATCTCTCGTTTATTTCTTGTGTTCTTCCTTGGTTAAAGAAGTTAGAACTTATATAACCACAAACTCTACGTCTTACAACCATAAGTCTATGATCTGTATTACCACAATTTGGACACTGCCAATCAAGCTTTCCATCTTTATCTATAATCTTTATTTCACCTTGATATCCACATACCATACAAGCGTCAGATTTAGTATTTATTTCAGCATACATTATTGTATTATAAATATGCTTAACTATAGACATTAGTGCATCCAAATTATTAGTAACGTCACAACTTTCTACATAACTTATTGCCAAAGTCCCTTTGCTTGTAATTTCTTAATTACAATGCTCTCTAGCTCATCTTTTGTTTTTTGTGATAAATCTTTTGTAAACTCAAATTTTTTAGTTTGTTCATGTTCATTTGCAAAGTCACCAAAAACTAGTTTTTCTGCAAAATATCGTTTATACACAGCATCTTTAACTGACTTACAATATCCTAAATGACATCTAGTATTATTTATTCTAATCTCTGGATCATACCTATCACGGTCTGCCCTATAAGTTACACCTAAGAAACCACTGGTGTTATTACTCATAAATGCCTTATTCCTAACATTTTCTGACTGTTTACATATCCTAAGATTAGATAATCTATTATTTAAAGGATTGCCATCTATGTGGTCAACAACATATCCAGCTTCTATCTGCTCCTTAGTTATTCCTGTTATTAACCACGCCAAATCAATCTGAGTACCCCTTGCTGGCAATCCTGTCACAACATGTTTATGAGATAATCTCCATTTATGATATTTTACATCCTCTATAAAGTCAAAATCAATAATAAATTCAGCCACTTTAATATTTTTCTGATTATACACATTAAAAATAACTGTTTTACCATCTTCACTTATTACATAGTCATTTAAATCAGCATTAGTTCTTTGAATATCGTCTAAAAATTCGCCATATTTTAGTAATTGGTGCATATGCTTACTACATAAACAATAACCATATAAACTTATCTTCTTCTTTAAGGGTCTTTTACAAACATCACAATAAAACATTCTCCCCTCAACCTCCGACTATATCTTAGCGTAGCAGGAAACCACTGCTTCACACCGTATGCGCTTCAAACTAGTGCCTATCTCTAGTCTTACAATTAGTCTGTACACCTTCAATTAAGCTTGGCACGGTATTTCCAAATAGTGTCTACCGTTAGCACTCTTACGAGCACACCCTTTGGCAAGGTTCACATACTTTAAGGTGGCTTTTCGGCTATGTAGATTGTCCAAACCACCTGGACTTAGTGCTTGATATTCAGCTTCTTTAGTAAGTTTAGTAAACGGATCTACTTCTTCCTTTACCCAATAATGATAACTATTAGTTATATAATCTCTATCAGTAATTCCTTCTATAATACCAAATCTTCTTTGCAATGCTTTTGCAAATTTATGCACACCTGTCTCCATAGGAGTTCCATATAAACTATATGAAATATTTTCAGCTTTACGCCACTCTGCACACTTAGCATTGAGGGCCTTCATAACTTCTAATCCAAATTGTTGTCCCTTGTCCCCATCCATATGAGAACAACCTGTCATATATTTAACACATTCAAATAAACCTGCATACCCAAGACTAGCAGTAGCTATATTATTATAAAACAGTTTATCAATCTTTTCATTATGTCCTAATCTTGCTAATGCCCCATCCATCCACATAATAGGTGCTTCATCAGCAATAGTATTACTCAAGTGTGCTATGCGCTCTTTATGTGCTTTATGGCACAATTCTGCTCTTTCATCAAACAATTCCCAAAATAAATCATAGTCCCCTTTCGATGATAACGCTATATCCACAAGATTTAATGTAATTACGCCACAATTAAATCTTCCATAATATTTATGATTTATTGGATCTGGTGTAAGAAAACTTCTGCAACCCATGCATGGGTACACATCACCTTTAAGTTCCCTCATCTTCTTTGCTGAAATGTAATCAGGAACCATCCTTTTAGCAGTACATTTAACAGCTAATTTAGTCAAATAGTAGTATTCACTATCTTCATATATATTATTTTCATCCAGTGTATATAATAATTTGGGGAAAGCTGGTGTAATCCACTGTCCTGCCCTATTTTTCATTCCCTGTATACGCTGATTTAAAAATTCTTCAATAAGCATTGCAGTTTCTTTTATATATTCTGGATCTTCATTTAAGTACATAAACACAGATACAAATGGAGATTGCGGAATCCATTATTCCGTAGACTATATCTTTATCCAAAATTGGATAGATAGCACTTCCACACATTAAAGTGTGTACGAACAAAAGTTCTAGTCGTTGCACCTTCAGCATAAACTGCTAGGCACAGGATTATCAAACAATTAATCTATATTACTTTCCAATGTATCCCATCACAAATACATTCACCATTATGTCTTTTTAAAGCATTATATAATTTATAGTTGCTATTGCCTACAGCGTCAACAACTGAATTATACACAATATTATTAGTAACATCTAATAGCTTTATTCTTGTGGGATTTTTACTAACGTGGTCACTCTTTATCTTTTTTATTTCATCTATATTAGCAGGTATTCCATTATCTATAATATTACCGTTATCATTTAAATATCTAAAAGAATGTTTTTTATGTGTATACCTTGTGCCTCTACAAACAGCACAAACCTTGGAATGAGAAAACTGGGGATATCTTTTACACAAATCTACAACGCAAGAAAAAATTTCTCCTGTTTCTAGAATAATTACAGGTTTACTAGATGGATTAGCATCTCCAAACTTACCATACATATGGTTAAGCTCTCCCTTTTGAGCATTACCAATAGAATCTTTAACACTCTGGGTTAAAAATGGTTTTGCTCCTCCTCCCTTAAGATTATACCCATGACTAGGATCTGTAGTCATGAAAAATCTTATCCAAAATGATTCTTTTAAATCAAGCTCCTCATGAGAACTAGCATAATCTATAATTTTCCACTCAAAATTCTCACTACCATACTTTTTTAATGCACGTTTAAATAACGTACAACCGTGATGTTTGTAATTTACGCTCTCAATATGTTGCCTTTTTCTATCTGCTAATTTTTGTACTGTTTGACCAATATATCTTTTACCATTGACCACGTTAATCGCTTCATATATAATCATTATTTGATTCCCCTGTCAGCATGGTTGTTAATTATCATTTACTATAATTACTAAACGTCAACCATACACCTTAAATAATAAGTTCACTATCTTTTCACTATAACATTACTATTATAGGCAGCCAATACTTAACCGTTAGAGTTACACATACTATTTATTTGATAGTTAAATGTTTGCACAGAATCAGCTATTTCTTTTTTTAAGTCTTCTAATGCAAACTTCTTTACTAAACTATCATCTAGATCACGATTTTTATACTTATTTACATAATATTCATAGCTACTTCTTACAAATGGAGCTAAATGAGTTAATGTAATAGTTGTACCACCATATTGACTTGAAGTAACTGATGTAATTACTTGTGTTGCTAATGTGGTTGCAGTTAATATTCTATGTGGTTTATCTATATGAACTCCATTTATGTTTGTTCCATTCTGAAGCATATCTTCTAAATTAATTAGACAACAATTTGTTAAATGCTGAGCTGCATAATCAAGATCATGTATCTTTATTATAGCTTCTTTATCTGCCTGTATAACATCAGGAGAAAAAATATGTTTTTTAGCCAAGTGTTTACTTACAATACCTGCCATATAATCACGCTTAGTTGTAACAACATCAGCGTCTTTATTTGAATTTTCTGTAGACCAATATTCATTTTGTCCAGAAAGCATAGAGGATAACTGAGATTCTAACTCAGTATCCATATTACGTTGAAACTCCCTAATAGCCCTATACCCCTCATAAGCTCTAGCTACATCTTTTTTACCTCTAGCAATTAATTGATTAAATACTTCAATTTCTATGTCTGAAATATTAACTTCTTTGACATTCTTATGCAAATCTTTTATATATTCAGAAATATGTAATGCTACTTTTTTAGAGACATTCCCACAAAATTTCATTGATTTCAGTATTGCCTTGTATATCTTTTCTGCATTAAAATCCTGTAAGCTCCCATCTCTTTTTCTAACCTTTACCACATAACTCACCCTCACTTTTTACATAAAACAAAAAGCAAGACATCTTGCCTTGCATATTTGTTCTTTGAACACTTCCACCACCTATAGAGGCGGGGAATTCCTGATTCATTGACTAATGCGCCAAAACCTTGGTTTCAGTGTCTTACATAATCTCCAAAGGCGTAGAGGTTATATTTAACCTCAGTTCCCATATGACCTATGGTACTATTTGTTTCTCATGCTATATCTTTTGCTTTTGCTAAGATATTTATTGCCGCATTTCTATCTCTATCATGATGTGCTCCACATACAGGACATGTCCAATCTCGCACAAATAGATTCTTTACTAGTGGATTTTTATAGCCACATTCATGACAAGTTTGACTTGATGGGTAGAATGTAGGTATTTTTACTACTACACCACCATGTTCTTTTGCTTTATACTCTAATTTAATAAAGAACTTACCCCATGCTACATCACTTATTGCTTTCGCTAACTTGTGATTCTTTAACATGCCTTTAATATTTAGCTTCTCAATAGCTATAAAAGCATTATCTTCTGCTAAGTGATAAGTTAATTTATGCTGAAAATCATCTCGTACATTCTTTATTTTTTCATAAATACGAGCAACTTTTATCCTTTGCTTTTCATATTGTGCTGAACCCTTTTTCTTACGAGCTAATTTTCTTTGAGCACGAGCCAATTTCTTTGCAAATTTAGCAAGTATCTTTGGATTCTTTACTACATTACCATTAGTATCTGCATAAAAATCTTTTACTCCTACATCAATACCTATTTCATGTCCATTATTAGAAAGCAATTCTATTTCATATTTTACACAAATAGACACATAATATTTATTTGATGCTGTACGAGTAACTGTTGCGCTTACAATTTTTCCTACCAATTCACGAGAAAGCTTGATTTTCACTCTCCCAATCTTTGGTAATTGAATTGTATTGCCTACAAGTTTAATATTACTACCTACACACTGACTTCTATATTTCTGACAATGTGCATGTTTAGATTTAAATTTAGGATACTTAGATATCTTTTTAAAGAATCTATCATATGCTACTTGTAAATCTCGAAGGGAATTTTGAAGTGCCGTACTATCAACTTCATTAAGCCAGCTATACTCATCATACTTTTTAAGGTCTGTAAGCATAGCATTTGTAGCACTATAATTAACACTTTTATGATTGAATTTCCATTCATCTCTACGAATTTGCAAGAAATGATTATAAATAAATCGCTTACAACCAAGAGTTTTATTTATCAATACCCTTTGCTCTTTTGTAGGATAAATTCTATATTTCATACCACGAGTAATTTCTACTACCAAAATTCTCACCTCCTAATTATATTGTAACATATGTAAGAAGTAATTGCAAGTAATTCATCTCCCCCCTTCGCTTCGCTTAGAGGATGGAGGCTTCTTGCCACATTCTGTTAAATAAATTGTCAATCCTCATTTGGAGTTAATGACTTAACAGTTTCTTCGGCCTGATCATCCACTAAAGCATTTGCTCTTTCATAAAGACTAGCAATATAGTCATCTACATCTTCATCTTTAAGATCTTCAACATTAGCATCATAGCCAACCTCGAATTTATAGAATTCATCCTTAATTTTCATAGTTCTAGAACTAACACAATGTATAGAATTTACTTTTGGCAATTAATCCACCTTCTTATCCAAATATACAATTATTAAATTAAGTACAAATATTGACAATACAAAATCTATTATAGTACCAACAACAGCACAAAAAAGATTACCACTAAAATATGTTTCTACTAGCCAAAGAGTAGACATTGTAATTGTTGCTACTACTAATGCTATTACTGAAAATACTATAACTACTTGTCCAAGGACTTTAAGCATTTTTAATGTTTCTTTGTATGCATCTTTTATCATTTTTTAACCTTCACAAATTTGACAGCCATAGTTTTTTTCTCAATAACACAATCTGCAAATTCAGCACCATCAATTTCACCTGTAGCAATAGAATCTTCCAAAGCTTCTTCATTTACTACCTCCTTCAGTAGCCATTTTGCATTTAGCTTTTTGACTACTTCTAAAGTTTTTTCTGGATCTAATTTTTGTGATACTCTTTCTTCTACAATAGCTTTATATTCATTTCCTTCATATGAACCTACACCTTGAGATTTTACTTCTGCCTTTAACTTATCTACTTCTTTCTTTAAAGCTGTCAATTCAGCATTTTTAATAGCAAGCAAGTCAATTTCATTTTCTGACATATATAGTGCTCCTTTAAAAAATCATATTGATTAGACATGGAATAATTCGATAAAGCAATAATATACTGAAAATTCCTAATATAGCTATGACAAGCATAGCCATAAACCTATACAATTTCATACTCATTATCTCTTAATTGATCCTCTACTGATTTTTCATCTGAACTATATTTAAGTTTATACACTGGATACTTATCTGGTGGCATGTATGGAAATTCTACTGGAACTCTTGATTCTCTACAGGTAAATTTAACCCCATCTGGTTCAGCAAAAATTCTACCCTCTACATCATAACATTCTCCAGTTTCTCTATTTTTGAATACTGCTGAATATCTTTTATTTTGCCACGTATTACCATCAGGATCTAATATGTCTGACCACTCACCATCTTCACCTGTTAATGGTGTTAATGGCTTCCAACTCCAAAGCCTATCTACAAGTGTAATTACAATAGAAGCTGACATATTAGTATGTCCTTGATCTACAAGTGTTTTAAGAACTTCTAATACAGCTTTGTTCATATCATCGCCATAAAAGTCAAAGTTATATCTTTTTAATTCATCTTCTGCCCAAGTTAACATATCTGACATAATATATACCTCATTTTAAGAAATCAGCACCAAGAATAAATCCACCATTATTACCATTAACTTGTGGCAAATTTCCAGACCACTTTTCTATTGCCCTTTGACGTAATACATTTTCGGTTAAAGATTCTTGCAATTTAGCATTGGCTTGTGCTTGTCCTTCTGCTTCAATAATAGCAGCATCTGCCTTGCCTTTAGCAGTAACTCTAGCCTTTTCAGCTTCAACTTCTGCCTGTTCCTTCTCAATCTTAGCTTGCTGCAGTGCATTCTGAGCGTTTACTACATTTTGAATTGCAGTTGCAGTTGCTTCATCAGGAACTACATCTGAAAGATTAAAAGTTTCAATAACAATTCCGTATTCTTCCAAATCATTTCTAAACGCTTCAAATATCTTTTGATTAATTTCTGGGCGTTTATCTCCAACAAGTTCCATTAAACTATATTGAGAAGTGATATTATTGAGTGCTTCATACATAGCATTTTTCATGTAGCCATTTTGAATTGACTCAATATTTTGCCCTCTGAACTTTGCATAAACAGCAGGTAGTTTTTCTACATCCATATGATAAGCATAAGTAACGGATACATTTACCTGCTTACCATCTTTAGTATTAACATTTACACTCTTATCTACCTTCTTATCATCCTTATCACTACCATCTACAGTATTTTTTGTATAATATACTGTTTCAGTAGAGATAGGATATTCACTTACATGTTTCCACGGAGCTACAATGTGAAATCCTTGTGATAAAGTTTCGTTTTCAATACCACCGTCCATATTGTAAACTACACCAGCATATCCAGGGCCAATTCTATTTACACAAGTGAACATACCTACTGAAAAAACAGCCATTCCTGCAAAAATTCCAATAGCACCAAGATTTTTAATTTCCATGTTAAACTCCTTAAAAAATCTTATTGAAAAATTTCTTTATCTCTCTGCCTACTTCCTTACCATAATGAAAACATAGATACGCCCAAATAACAATAAAAGCTATTAAGATACAAAAGAACATTGCTCTCATGTTTAATCAACTCTCAATCTAAAATCTCTATTGTAGCATATCGTACACCAAATTCATTACATTCAGCTACAGAATTCATAAAAATATCTAATACTCCATCTGTAGCAACTCTGTCTTTTATAACATAAATCTGACCATTATACCGAACTCTTGTCCCCAAAGGTAAACCGTTCATAGCTGCACACCCCACATAAGGAACTTCACCATTAGCCATAACACTATTAGGAGTTAAGCCATCATTAAGAGCGTATGCGCTTACCTTTACTTGCATTGTCCTATAGCTTAATTGTTGTGCCTTTTGTACCTGACCTTTTAACTCTGAAATTTCCTCATTCTTAGATTGAAGGTCAACTTTTAATTCATTTACATACTCAGCCTGTTTTTTAACAGAAATATCTAATACTTCTATTGCTTGACTTCTTGATTCTAATTTTACTTCTAGTTCTTTTGTGTGGTTATACCACAATACATTACTTCCAATTAGCATTCCTGCTAAGATTAAACTTCCTACAATTTTCTTTTTCTGAGTCATTCGCCCGCCAGTCGAGCAAGTCCTAATGGCTTGCTTTGCTGACTTCCCTCCTTTGATTTGATAAACATAGTATAACACATTTTTAAGCCCCTGTCAAGACTTATTTTTAGAAAACTATTCTTCCCAGCTGACAACCTTTCTCATTGCCTTTGGAAAGTCAGTTGTTTCCTTAACTACAACCTTGAAGTCATCATCCCCAACAATAATATGCCCACATACTGGACACACAAACTTGTTATTATAATTTTGAAGAGACTTTTGCAGGGAATTTACATCCAATCTATCTTCCAAAATATAAGTGAACACATCGTCCATATCAAAATATTTCTTACAGTTAGGACATCTAACCATAGCCCTTAATATTGGTTGAGGTGCATAACTTACAAGTAATTCTAACTTATCCATAAATACCAAACCTTTCCATATATAAATGAAATTCTACAAATTCTGGGATTGAAATTTCAGACTTCTTTATTACTGCTCTTTCAAATGTATGTTTTGTATTATCTGGAAATGTTATAGTAAATACTTGACTGGTTTCTTCCATAGGATAACCTAGTATATTAAAGTATTCTTTAAACATTTTTACTTTTTCTTTTGCTATTTCTTCATATTCTTTTTTCTTCCATCCTTTTTTCTTTACTAATCCTGCTCGTTTTTTAATAGCAAAAGGATGTGTCTGCCACAGGTCAAAATGTATCTTTATAGTTTTACCTTCAAGATGTGGAAATTTATCTATAAACTTTTGTGTAGGTTTATAAATCCATACCATTCCTTTTTCTTCACCTATGACTTCATCTAATATAAATTTTGCCATTTTATTAGTATGAGAATCTTGTAGCCAAATTACATTTTCTTCTTGCGGATTTCCATAGAAAAGGCTGGGCTTTAAGTGACTAGTATAGCCAGTATAGCCATTTTTATGCTCTAGCATATGTTTACTGTTAATCACTCTTGATTTCATCTAGTTCTCCTTCCCCTGTTAATAGGAAATTTAATACTTTTTCATCTTTAAGATCATACTTATGATCCACTAACGCATCTCCAAGAGCACCCTTCCTTTTTACTATTGAGTGAATATTTTCATCTATAGTATGTTTGCAGACAAGTGTGATTACAGTTACAGTTTCTGTCTGACCTATTCTATGACATCGATCTTCACACTGAAGTTTTTCGCTGGCACTCCATGATTCATCTAAAAATATTACATTAGACGCTTTATTTAATGTCAGCCCAACGCCCATTGCCCCAACTGTACCAACTATAATATGACAATCATCATTTTCATTAAAATATTTAATTTGCCCTTCCCTATCCTTTATTTTACCAGTTATTGCGGCTGAAGTCAGGTGATTGTCACTTAGAAATTTTCTGAAATTTGACACTACTGTTTCCCAACAAGAAAATACAATAACAGATTCATTTCGTTCAATAATTTCTTGTATTAACTCTAGTGCTCTATCAAACTTAACGGATTCTTTTACAGTACTAGAAAGAATACTAGTATCAGCTGTTGCTTGTCTAAGTCTTATCATTTGACTAAGTGGATTTATACTTAATTTAATATTATCAATGTCTGCCACAATAGCATTTAAAACATCTTTATATATTTTCTTTTGCTTTACTGACATATCCAAAAACTCTTCCACATAAATTTTAGGTGGCAATTGTTTTAGTACATCAGCTTTTCTAAGCCTTTTAGACACTGATATAAGCTTTGCTTGTAATTCATCTAAATGTTTATGCCCCACCACTTGGTAATTTCCGAACCCTCCTAGTATATCATATCTAGACCTAAAATTACTGAAATTTCCTGTAAATGCTCCTGTAATCTTTAATGGAATATAAAGATCATCTGGTCTATTCATGAGTATAGTACCAGTAAGTAAGTACACATATTTAACATGATTAGTTAATCTTAATAATGCCTTTGATTGTTGTGCAGAAGGTGAAACTATTTTATGACTTTCATCTACTACAATACAATTAAATACACCCTTATCCATTAACTTAACTAACTTATCTGTAATAGTTTTCTCTCTAATTGACTCAATGTTAGTAACATAAATAGAAACATCATTCTCAAGATTATTTAAATCTTCTAATTTTTCTTTTGTACCTTTAGTAAGCCATATACCTTTGCTATTCTGTCTATTACCTAAAATTTTACACTTAACTCCTGTTGTATGCTTATTTACTTCATTTTCCCAAGTATACTTAAGCAGGTTCATTGCTGGTAGTATAAGTACTTTATTTATCTGCCCTAGCTCTATTCTTTTTAGTATTGTAGCTATTGTGCAATTAGTTTTTCCAAGTCCTTGGTCGAGATTATAAATATAACGATCAAAAGCCATTCCTTCATCAAAGGTTTCTTTTTGATATGGATATAATTTAGTAACTAATGCTTTAGGCAACTCTATACTATGGTCTACTATTTTTTCTCCATATTTTTTAGGACTTATTGGATCACCGTAAACATCAAATTTCTCTTTTGGCAAAAGCTCTTTTAATTCAGATAATGCAGAGTAGTCTAACTCCCACATCTTTTCTTCATTATGCCAATATCTTGGTGTTATTTTTCTTATTGCATCTACGATATTCTGCTTGTATCTAAATGTCAAAAATAAACTTTGTTCTATTCCTTTTAATTTTTTTGGTTTTCCATATTTTGCATTAATCATAAATTAAACTTCCTTATCGCAATACTCATTATTCCTGCTACAAAAGCATTTACAAAAGAAAAATAATGTGTACTGAATATTGTGTCTATACCTAAAAGTAATATTGTTCCTTGTACAAATCCTACAATCATGCTTGCTATTACTGACGCGAATAATATTCTCATTTCTTTCTCCTCATACAATTAACACTAACATGTGAACTACTCCCACTTATAAAAGTGGGAGCTTCTAATTATCATCGCTTCACTGTCTAAGTATAAAAACTTGTCCTATACGTAGATATATGTGATAACTCCCATTAGACTTTAGGACAAGTTCCTTGCCCTTTTTGAACGCAAATTAGCTAAAGAAAACTTACTTTGCTTTTCCTCAAATAATTTAGGTTCAATCATAGATATTCCAATATCTCTAATATTCAAAGATGCATTATAATCTCTATATAGATGTTTACCACAACCGCCACAATCATACTCCTTAATAGCTAAATTTTTAGTCAATGCGTTTATATAACCGCACTCATGGCATTTTTGTGTAGATTTTTCAAACCTATTTATCTTTACAAAAATCATGCCTTTATGTTTTAGTTTATACTCTAACATTAACCTAAACATACCAAATCCATTGTCTAACAAGTTTTTAGCTATTTTAAGTGTTTGCGACATTGCTCTTAAATCAATATCTTCTACAGAAACTAGTGCAAATTGCTTTGCTATCCTAAAGGAAAGTACATGTAGTGCATTCTTCCTTATATTAGCTATCTTCCTATGAAGTTTTTGAATTCTTTTAAGCAACTTTAGGTACGCATTGCTTTGTTTTTCCTTCTTCGCAAGTTTTTTCTGTAATGCTTTAAGCTTACATTCATTTTTGCGATATGTCTTTTGAAAGGATGCTAATATATTATCTAATAAGGTTTTATCCTTACTGCTAGGAACACATCCACCTTGTTGTGCATAATCTAATCCAAGACATAATTCTTTATGTTCATTCAAATAATCTTTGACTTTACATAAAGTTTCTTTATCATGTTTTAATGTAACATACTCTTTAGTATATATTACAGTTAAAGACACAGTATATCTATCTTGACCTATTCGCTTAATAACTGCTTTGGTTATTCTGTAATTTTCTGGTAGGTCACGATGATACCTTAGTTTTATTGGATTCTTTAACTTAGGTATTACAAGCGTCATATACCTACTACTTTCTCCAAGATACTCTTCTAACCTTACTGTACCTTTTTGATTATTGGTAGTAAAAGATTGTTCAGAAAAGAATTTAGCTGAAAATTTAGGCATACCTTTTAAATCTCTAAAAGTAAGCTCTTTGCCTATAGTCTTAACTTGTTTAAGAGCTTTCTTTTTATATTGATTACCTTTAGACACAAATTCATCATTATATTTCTTAATAGAGTTTACAAAATCTAGCCTTACCGCTGATAAAGCTAATGAATCTACTGCTTTCATATAAGAAAACTTTTCTTTTATAAATTTAACTGTAGGTAAATTCTTTACAAATTCTTTAGGAATATAGCCACGCTTAAAATTTATACTTTCAAGATAATCATATAACTGAGCAACAAATATATTATGTAATTGACGTTTACAACCGCAATTTTTATGGATATACTGACATTGCTCAGTAGTTGGGTATATTTCATAGACATACCCAGCAGTAAACTCTTTTTCTAATTTTTCCAAGAATCCCAATCTTAAAAACTTGTCTTGTAGATTATGCACAACATTCACCTCCTTTATAGATATTTTAACATATCTTTAGGGTTTTGTCAATCCTCACCTCTATAGGTAGGGGATTGACTTGCTGATAAATTTACTTCATCAACTTCTTCTATAATTTTAATAATATCTTCTTTTGACATTTCTTCCAACCCTTAACGACAGTTTCTTTCCATTCTTGTGTCAACATAATTATCTCATTTCTATACAACTAGTACAAATATATAAAATAAAAATTCTACTCCTAATACTGTTAATGCTCCGTACAAAAACCACTTAACACTATTTTCTGACATTTCTCCCCAACTCTTTTCTTTTAATTTCTGTACATAGTATAACATATTTTTGTCCCTTTGTCAAGAACAAAAAAGGCAGAAATTTATTTTCTGCCTTAAATTCCTTTACCTAATTTTTCTAATAATTTATTAAGATATTCTACTAAGTTACTTCTCAAAAAGTATAACCCGCCGATCATTGCAGTCATAGAAGCCCATTTACCTAAATCTTCCAATGAACCTAATGGGTCTAGTTTACTTCTTTCCTTTACATACCAATGTATAGATGCTGTTAACTGTTGTCCTAAAGTATATGTTAGGTTACTTGCTTGTTGTTGTACTACCTGAAACTCCCCATAGCTGAAGCTAGAGGGTTCTTAGGTACTTGATAGCCTTTTCTTACTCTCGAAAGATACAAGTATCAACTATCTTCCCTAAAACTTTTACAGACAAGTGCTCCACTGAACGCATTAGCGTCTGCATAAGGCCCGTTTCAAGACCTTTAATATTTTATGTTAAATTCCTACACTACTTAATAACTTTTTACCACTATCCTTAATAGAAACTAATCTTTCTATTTCTTTATTATGTAACTCTAAAAAGTTATTATATCTTTCATTACACTTTTCTAAATTAAAACTTGATAAATCTTCATTAACATTCATTATAAGAAATGCTGAATATAAATCACGTTGGACTTTGTTTCCTTCTATATTGTTCCAACGCTCATTTCGCTCCTTCTTCTTATATTCTCCAGTAACATGATTATATTGAGATGCTTTCGCTTCTCTTGTATTTATCTTTATCAACTCTTTCCCAAAATAATGAAGCTTCCTATCTAAAATCTCTAAAAACATTGCTGGTGCTCTGTTTGCTATGGATTTTCCATAACGCTTCCTACTTAGATTCTTACCCTTCTTACTCTTCTTGGCTTCTTTTGCTTTCTTTGCTAAAGCCTTAAAATCCATATCTTCTACATAAAAGGTATCTCCTAAAGTAAGTAGATGGTTTGTAAGAAGTTCATGCTGATATTTTCTCAATACTCTCTGTTTTCTGTAAAGCTCTTTAAGCTTAAAGAGTATCTTCATATAATGATTACTTCTTACCCAATATTTTGCACCTTTCTTACAAGTTCCGTTAGCATTAAAATTATTTGGGTTAGTTGCTCTACGACTACGATCAAGCTTTCTTTGAAGTAAAAGTCTTTCTCTTTCATACCCTTGGGCTTTATCTGCAAGCTCTTTTAATGACACTTCAGTTTCAGAAGAATAGGCTATTGTAGATGTACCAATATCTATTCCTACATCCCCTTTACCTAACTTCTGAGTGAATTTACCATCAGATTTTCTTCTCTTTGCTGGACGTAAACCTTTAAATACTATCTGTAAATAATATTTACGTTTTCCTCTTATATATTTTCTGATTACTCTGCAATAAGCAATTTCCATTGCTAAAGCTTCCACTTCATAAGAATTTTTCTCATCTATAATTACAGGAAAATTCAACCCTCCCCAAACACACATATTTTTATCTGACTTATACATAATAGCATTTTTATTATTCTTTCCTTCTAAAGACTCTACACTACCAAATTTCTTGAAGTGTATTTCTTCACCATCCTTATAAAAATACCTTACGTATGCGTCCCATACTCTATTAGCTATTGCTATAGCTATATGTGTGTTTACATGATTCTTAAAATGATATCTTAAAGATGTCATCATTCCTTGTAATCCATGTTTACTTAATCCAGTCTTTTCTCGTAAATCGTTGATTTGCCTATAAATTTCTTTATCATGTTCTGATTTATCATGCTTTAATTCTTTCATTAGGCTTCGATACTGCTTAGTCTTTTCAAGTTCTCGTAAAACTTTTAAACTCTTGTTTACCAAGGCATTATAAAGCTTTCGACCAGCTTCTATCCGCTTGTCGATAATATCTTCTTGCCACGATTCTGTTTTTAGTTTAAGTGTTAGTACAAATCTTGGTTCGTCTTTTGCCATATATCTCAGCCTCCTTGACTATATTATAGACCATAAAGGTCAAAATGTCAAGGGAAATTTTCATAAAATATTAATTTTTTTAGAACCCTCTAACTTCGCGATTTGAGAGTTTGTCGTTCCCACGGAAACGCTACCTTCCATGACGTTCTCTTATGAACTGCTTGACATTTCTGCCAAGCACAGACTATATCTTATCCATGTTACAAAATTAAATTTGTAATTTAGGTCTTATTTACTTCCCTAGTGCTTACTAGGTACTGCCCTCGTGAGGCATAGTCGTTGATCCTTTTTATTGGATGCTGATTGTCTATTTTCTACGATTAATGTTTAGGATTTAACCTTGCATTATCCAAATCATTGTTTTTACTTTCATAACCTATTTATAGGTTGATTTGGCTTTAAGAGTTTCCAGCTATTCTAATACTGCACTGCTTAACTTTCTCTTAAGTTAAGACTACATACAAGTTTCCCTATATGCTGATTGATTGTATTATGCTCCTATCCCCATAGCTGAAGCTAGGGGATTGCGGAGCATGTTTAATCGGTCATGTACTCCATTTTTTAATGCTGTATTTATTACATCTTTTTGTGCATCTATATTTTTCTCTAATTCTTTATACCATTGTTTTGCCTCATCTATATTTTTTGGCTCTACAAATGCATAAGAATTTACAATAGCTTTTGTAGTATCTGCTATTACTGTATTTACAGTTTCTTTTACTATCTCTTTTGGTTTTTCTTTATTTTCTGTTGATAGCATTACTACTTCTTTACTTATTATTTGATCTATATCCACTACTTTTAATACAAAAGATTGTGTAGAAAAATCTTTCTTAGTTATAGTTACTGGTAATACTCCTACTTCTATTCCGCTTATTGAAGTATTTCCTAAATTATCAGTTGTTCTTTCTATTAAACCTTTTCCTTCTAAATTAAATACTACTGAAGCTTCTTTAACTGGCTCTCCTGTTAAATCTTTTGTTTGTATTTTAATTTGTGCCATCTACAATTACCATCCTTTCTATTATTGTATTTGCATCTTCTATTTCTACATGGGTTATCTGACCAAAAATATCAAAATCATATTTTCCTTCTCTTAACCCTGTAATAGTTATTATATTTCCCTCACCCTTTTTATATACTTTTCCTATATCTTCTATACAAAATCCAGCCTCCACATTTTGCAGAGGCTTTCCTTCTTTATTTATTACACAAAATTTTACTGTAGCTCTATACTCACTATCTAAAAAATTAATTAATTTATTACTTAGTTTTTCTAAGTATTCATCACTATGTTTATCCATGAACCTTAATAGATACGGTATTATTGCAGCTACTAAATTTGCTATGAATTGCAACTAACTCACCTCTCTATTCCTCCTCCTTTAATTCATGTGGAATTTGTAATACTTTATTATATACAGAAGTTACTACCCCATTTCCACCTAAATTATGATATGCTATATACATATTACTTATATTTTCTAGTTCTTCTATTTGTATTTTTCCTATTCTACTAAAATGATTATATGCTTGTAGTATTCGATCTCTAAGTACTGCTCTTATACCATTTTTAATAGCTTCTGATTCTTCTCGTTCTTTTTCTTTTTCTTCTTCCCTTTTCTTTAATTTAATTCCTACATACCCTACTATTATTGTCATTAGTCCTTGTAGTATTAAAGTTAAACTCATTTTATCACTTCCTGCCAAAATGTACGCATATTAATCTTAAGTTATCTACATAGATGGTTTCTAATGCTTTTTCTACAACATCCTCATTGTTAGTAGCATCACCATCTTCTACTATTCTTTCTGCTTCTTTGTTGGCTGGTGTTATTGAATATGTTACTCCATCATAATCTATATAAAACTCTCCACCTAAAAGGTTTACTGGATTCTTACTTAGCCTACTATCAGTTATTACCTTTGGTAGTGGTCTATTTTTATCTAATAGTTCTATATCTACTTCTCTATCATTCTTTGTTAAGTAGTATTCCCCATACATATAATGCTTACCATCTACTTCTTTTATTATTAATATCTCAAAATCTAAGTCTACTGGCTTTCTTATAGGCTCTACTATTGGTCTATACTCCTCATACACTTTAGGTTCAGGTTTAGGTATAGGTTCTACTTTATTAAAGTTTATTGTTATAGGTACTGAATCTCCTATTTTTCCTTTTTCTTCATGCGAACCTGTATATGTTATGTTTATTGTTGAACGAGGATTATTTATTTCTTGTATAAGACCTCTAACTGTATTCTTAGCATCATCTACATCTGCCCAACTATTACCATTATTTTCATGCCAACCTATTGCAACATATGGTTGGTCATAATTAGAATTATTATTAGGCTCATTAAATACATAACCAAATATTCCTTTTGGGTCTTTAGACCAAGCTGAATATGTATGTGTTATACCTTCTCCTTCTCCTGTTGATGTAAAAAATATTACATCTTTAGATATTCCTGTATACCACTTAAATACTCTATTATCTTTAATGTTCTTACCTACTATATCTGTTCTTCCACCGAGGAAATATTCATAACTTTTACCTTTTAGCATGGAAGTTACTCTCCAATTTTCTAGTGAATCAGTTATTGTAGCTAAATACTTATCACCAACTGCATCTCCACCTTCAGTTCCTTCTTTTGCAGAATTAACTGCATTTACCCATATATTTAATATAGACTCTCTATTATCAGTACTATTATATGCAAATGTTGTTAATATATGTTTAGCTAGTTGTGTATATTGAGCATCAGTTAAATTATCAAAATCCGTAGCTTCAGTTAAACCATTTAACTTTACATTTGTATTAAAATAAGCCTTTACTGCTTCTTGCTCATCAGTTGGTAAATGTCTATTATGATAACCTTTATATTCATCTAAGCATCTATCCCTAATAATAGCATATTCTTCACTAGTTAGATTTTCAAAGTCTTTATATACTATATTTTTTAGATAGTTTTCATAATAAAACTTAGCTAGACTTTTCATTGCAGGCTCATCTTTTACATCGACCCCATGAGTGCTAACATTTTCATATATTTTATAAGAGTTTGCCGAATCTATATTTGAATGGAAAGTTATATTTTCTGTACCTATATCTAAAGTGCTGTTGTCTACGGCTACATTACCATAAAAGTTAATATCTTTTGCGCTTATATTACCTTTTCCACTAGGATAATTAAAATAAGTGCCAGTAGTTGATGCGTAGAATGTTAAATCTTTATCAGTAGCTATATTAGCACCTACGCTAATCATACCTTTATAATCTTTATCATAATCCGCGCCAAAAGTAAGATTTCCTGTAGAAGTTATAGGAGAATTTATATTTGTATCTACCTTAGATATTAAATTAGTATCTCCAGTAGATATAAAAGTACCATTTTCTAAATTTATATTTTCTCCTACAGCTGTAAAATTATTTACTTTTGTATCGCCTGTTATTAACACATCATCACTAGATTTTAGATAAATTTCGCCATCTTCGCCTAATTCTACTTTATCAGCCTTTATTATACCATCCATATTTATTATATTACCATGTTCATCAGGCTCAAAAGAAATTAATGGGTCAGTTGACATACTAAAATTAGCCATTATATCATCTGAAATATTAGTTGTAGATGCTATAAATGCTCCAGTATCTATTTGGCAACCTTCACCAAAAAGAATACCATTAGGATTAATTAGTATGACTGTACCATCAGATTGTATTTTGCCAAAAATAGAGGATAGATTATTGCCTACCACTCTATTTAAGGCTATTCCACCATTTTGATTAAATCTTACTAATTCATTTCTATCTACATTAAAAGTATTCCAGTCAATAGCTACTCTATTAGTATTTTGTGTTATTACCATTGAGTTACCATCTCTAGCTATATCTGCGCTACCTGACCTAATATTTTCACCAGTAGGTAGTGCAAAAGCAGTATTAAATGTTGCTAGTGAAGCTAAAGATATTGCTAAAGCTGAAAATTTCAAGTTATATCACCTCCAAATTAACTATTTGAAGATATTGGATAGTTTATAATATAATCACCATTTGTTAGCAATCTTACTGACATAGTAGTTTTATTTGGATAATCCACATTATAATCAGTTCCATGTACTGATTGAGTCCAGCTACCATCAATATCTACTACTGCACTTATCTCAGATAATTCTACTGAAGCATTTTCTGATGTTGCTATGAAACATTGCTTAAATGCTATACCATTTGATACATCTAATAATGCTAAAATTTCAGGTGTTAAAGCATTTATTTGTGCAATACTCATACCATCTTCTTCTATATTTGTTGATATTTTCCATGTAGAATTTGTTGCATCATATACTTTGTATGTAGTTAAATCTGTAGTTATTGCAAATTTAACTGTAACATCTGTTATTGTATTTGTTATATTTATAGATTGTACTGTTGATAATGCTCCTGTATTTATTAGTGAAGTTGGTGTTATTGTTTGTGTTTTGGGCTGACCTGTTACTTTTACATTTACTGAAGAAGCATTATCTGTTAATACTCTAAATGGAGATATTGATGCTAAATCTTGTATAGATGGTATTTCAATACTAAATGATGGTACTAATGCTTCTTTTTCTGCGTTTGTAAGTCCACTCCAATTATTAGTTAAATTAGTTAATGATGTACCTGTATATAAATTGTTATTTGAAAGATATGCATAAAACGACATATCCAAATAACCAGTGGGAGGTGTAAAATCTTCTGTCCATAGTGCTTTTCCCTTAATCAGGCAGAAATCATCCAAATAACCTCTATACATATCAGATGATGAGGTTGTCGGCCCCCATCCACCTAAACCAAAATAACTACTTCCACTACCAATATCTTCATTTATAGCACTTGAATATGTATATACTAATTCTCCATTATAAAAGCACCTTATTATATCATCTTTTCTTGTCATTGCTAAATGTACCCATGTATTAGTTGGTACATTTATAGCTAAATTTGCACGAAATATAGCACTACCAGAAGAATTCCAAATACCAAAGTCAATTATTGCACCATTATCTAACCATGGAGCAATATACAATCCACTAACATCACCGGACGGAATAGCTCCACCTGTATTAGATATTGCATTAGCCCAATATGCCACTGTAAAATCTACACCAACAGGAATAACTAATGGACTCATAACAGTATACATTTGACCCGTATTAAATTTGAGCGAATAATCACCAAATTTTGTTGTTGATGTATCTATAGCAACATTAGAAGTTGTCCACTCATTTCCAGCTAAATCTACTATACCATCTGCTGTTCCTCTTAATCTTACTAAAAATTCTGCCATATATTAATTCACCTCCAAAGAAGATATATTATAATTTACTTCTATACTATTTGGTAAGTAATCAGTTGGAGGTGTAAAGGTTTCTGTCCATAATGCTTGTCCTCTGATTATACATACATCATCTAAATATCCTTTATATAATCTATTTGATGAAGTTGTTGTCCCCCATCCACCTAAACCAATAATGTTACTATTTGCATAAACAGGCTCATTAACAGCGGTTGAATGTATGTACACCAATTCTCCATTATAGAAACACCTTACTATCCCATCTTTTCTTGTCATTGCTAAATGATTCCACGTATTAAGTGATACAAGTGTAGTTATGTATTGCCCTACGGAAGAATTCAGTGCATAAAAAATTTTATTACTCTCTGACCACGGAGAAATGCTAATTCCATTATCTACATCATCTGCAATAGCATACCCAAAAACTGGACTTGAATATACTTTAGCCCAGAATGACACAGTAAAATCTGCATCTGCTGGAATTACCATATTAGATGTTACATCTGTATACATCTGAGCAGAATTAAAGTTAAGAGAATTTCCACTAAATTTACCTGTTGACGTAGTTACACCAGCATTTGTCCATGTATTTCCTGCTAAATCATGTATTCCACTAGAATCTGCTCTAACTCTAATTATATAATCTAGTGGTGGAATTGGACTATAAAATTCATTAAAATCTATTTCATCACTTACCCCAATATCTATAGTGGAAAGTGTTTGTGGAGTTATTGGATATTCTTTATAGTTATATAGTTTAGCTTTACTATTAACTATTTTTAGAAAATCACTTGTACCAGTATATGCTGATGGATTATTATAGTTTTCTAATGTTAATGTTACATTATCACTACCACCAGTTTTCTTTAATACATCTATTGGTGGCTTACAATAATTACTATCACCAACTTGTAATAGCATTTCATATGGAGCTACTACATTTGTTACTATTTTTTGTACATATGTACTTGTAGAATTAAAATTAGTTCCTATTATATTCCATTCACTATCTACCCAAGTTGTTGAAGTTGTAGTATTAGCTTTATATAATACATTATCTTTTATTACTACATCTCCAGAAGAATAACTTGTTCCGCTTGTCCATTCATCTATACTACCTCCACCACCAGCACTTATTTCCGTCCACTTAGTAGCATCAAAAGTGCTTATTGATGTGTGAACAGTACTGCATTTGTATATTTTATTATCGTAAACTACTTGGTCATTTAATGCATATGTTGTAGATGATGCCCAATAATCTATTCCACGTTTATCTAAATCTACTCTAGTCCAAACACAAGTACCATCTGTATATGTACTTCCTACAGCTAATGATGATATACTTGGTTTTGTAGTATTTGTAGTTCCAGCAGTTGTACATTTAAGCGTGATACCATCATAATTTACTATATCATCTAATACATATGCAGTATTTCTTTGCAGAAGTTTTATATGTTCCGCAAGTTCTGCATGATATGCTTTTAGATTATCATTTGTTACTAACTTACTCAAACTCCTGCACCTCCAAATATATCTTCTATTAAATCTGTATCTTCTTCTGGTTCATATGTTAATTGTGTAAATTTTGTATCATCAAATGTACTTGTACTTGTATGTGCAGTATCACACCTATAAATACAATCATTATATATTAAAACATCACCTACTTCATATTCAGTAGATGCTTGCCATTCACTTATTCCATTTTCACTTGCACTTATTTCTTCCCATTTTGTAGTATCGAATGTAGAAGTAGCTGTATGAGCAGTTATACATTGATATATATTTCCACTGTATATTACTATAGCTCCAACCTCATAACTTTCTCCAACTGTATAAAAATCTATACCTTTACTACCAATTAAATTCCACTTACTCTCATCAGCACTAAATGTGGTTGAAGTATGATTAGTATTACATTGATATATATTATTATCATGTATTACTAAATCACCTACAGAATATGTGGTTCCTGTAGCCCAATCTGAAATAGTTGTTCCACTACTACCCCCACCACTTGAACTTCCTAAAGTTATACCATCTATACTTACTATCTTAAAATTATCTATAGTATATGCTTCTAAGAAATTAAATACAAATGTAGTAGCATCAGTTATTTCTCCTGTTACTACAATGTAATCTGTAGTTGATTCTTGATATGAAAAATCTTGTACTTCTCCTACTACTGGAACTAATGCAAAAGTTTTATTCATTAGTACAGTACTTCCATCTTCACTATATGCTATTTTTACTATCAGAAAATCTTTTGTTAGCATTGAATCTGAAGTTGTTACTGTTAATATACTAGTATTAAATGTAGTTCCAGTATATAGATTTTCTTTTTCATAGCCAATACTTAAATTAGTCCATTTAGTATCATCAAAAGTAGTTGTAGAAGTATGTGCAGTTTTACATTGATATATTCCATTACCATATACTACTAAATCTCCTACACTATATGAAGTATTAGATGCCCAATTACTTATTCCAGAACCACTACCACCAACTAGGTCAAATTTTGTGACATCAAAAGTTGTAGTTGAAGTATGTTCAGTTTTGCATCTATAAAATTTTCCATCTTGTATTATTGTGTATCCTACTTTATATTTTTTATTAGCTTGCCAATTATTTAATGGTAAGCCGTTTAATTTTAGATTATCATGGAATCTATCTAATCTATCTAAGTCTATTACTTTTTCATCTGCCAAGTGAAATCACCTCACTTTTATGTTTTTGTATATTTAATTGTAGCCCAACCACCTTTAGATATATAATTAGTACCTACCAACATATAAACGTCACTGGTGGTTTTATTAACCCAAAGTGTGATTCTATAAGAAGAAGAAGATTCATTATAATATAAAGGAACCATTCCGCTACTCCCATCAAAAATACATCCTTGTATATCAATTATTTTATCAATATTGTTAACTCCCATATTAAAAGTGGCAGTATCTACATTAGCTTGTGATGGAGTTGTAAATATAAATGTTTTTTGATACAATTTTTTGCCATCTATCCATGTTCCTATTTCTTGTTCATCTATACTATAGTTATTTGGGTTATATAATTTTATACCATATATCCTTTTTAAGACAATCCCGTTGGTTGGTGTTGAACTAGTCCCCTTAAAACGTTTTACGTCACCAAAAAAACTAGTGCCGTTAATAAAATCTAAAGAAAATGACAATCTATATATATCATTAACATTAGTAGATGATGCATAAAAGAAACCACTGGTAAAATATCTAATGTTACTATCTACTCCAAGTATCGTTGTATAATTTTCATTACCTTTGACAGTAGTCCCATTGCCTGACCAATCACCATCAAACTCAAGAAAATCATAGTTTCTATAATTATCTAAAAGGGGAAGTGGACTTGATTCGGCTATATCTGATGTAACAACACCTTCCCACAGCAATGTTTTGCTGACATTTAATCCACTACCACCTGCACTTTTCCAAGTACCATCTCCACAAAGAAATTTTGATATATCAGAAGTTGTTGGCTGTGGTACTATACCTTCTTCACCATTATTAGAGCTTGTAGCTCCTGTAAAAGCACTTTCACCAATCTTTTGCCAATTAATTATAATAAACGTAGAATCACTATTAGCCATGATACATTGATATAATTTATCATTATATATAACTAAGTCTTTTACAGAATATGAAGTTCCTGATACCCAATCATTTATAGAAGTTCCTGCTTCACTTGCGCTTATTTCTTCCCATTTTGTACTATCAAATGTAGCTGTACTAATATATGCAGTTATACATCTATATATTTTATCATCATATATTACAATATCTCCAACATTATAAGAAGTATTAGCTTCATAATCAACTAAACCTTGACCAGTTCCACCTTGTTCTTCTTGTACTTCCCATACTACTGTACCATCAGTTATTGGTGAAGTTCCATCTAATATTAAAGGGTCTGTACTAGTTGTTCCTGCTGTTGTACATTTTAGTTTTATTCCGTATTTTGTGTTTACTATATTATTAACGCTATAAGCTGTATTTCTTTTTATGAGTGCCAATTTCCTCCCTCCCGTTTTTTACATAAATAAAAAAGCCAAATTCATTACTATTAGTATAGCACAAATTTGGCCTCTTGTCAAGTCTTAATTAAACATATCGTCAATATCCTGATTGTCAGCAATAGTAATATTATCACCAGTAATTCTTACCCAATTAGCACTATCATTGCTGAAATCACTAACATCTGATGTATGAGCAGTAATACATCTCCAAAGCGCATAATTAGCAAGCACTATATCATCTACTTGATATTGAGTAGAACCTGCCCACTCTGTTATTACTACTCCACTATATGCATTGGAACTCAAAATCTCAAACTTGTCATTGTCAAAAACTGTATTTGCAGTATGTGCTACTGTGCATCTGTATAATTCACCATTATGAACTACAATATATCCAATTTTATATGCATTGCCCGTAGCCCAGTCATTTAATGGCAAGCCTTTCTGTTTTAAATTATCATGAAATCTTGCAAGCTTTACTTTATCAATAAGATCATCATATACTGCCATTTATTCCCCCTCCCTATTTGAATATATCATCAATTTCTTCATTTGTTGCTATGTCTGCAAAAGGTTCTAAATCTTCTCCATCCCTTATTGCATGTATATATGAATATGGAGTTACCAATTGCAGATTATCTACTGCCTCTCTAACTATTATATATTCTTCTTTTACGTTTTTATACACGCTCCATCTATTACGAGGTTCCATGATCACCACCCTCTTTACAAAAACATAGCATCAATGTCATCATTACTAGCAATACTAATTTCTCCCATAGCTACATCTACTAATGTACTAAAGCTGATTTTGTAGTCTCCATTAGCTATAACATTATATGTATTATTAGCTACCACAAAAAGACCCTTTATTTCTATCTCCTTATCTCTACGCATTTCTGATATATTTACAGCTATTCCTATATTTCCTTGCCAGTTTGTAAAATCTACTTCATTTAGTTTATTTAATGGCATTCCTCTTGCAAAATCTCTTAACATCACAAATTCACCATTTAAATAAACATAATAATGTTTAAGGTCATTAGTTAATGCAAATCTTACTTCTGCATTTAATTTATCTGAAATATTTTCTGTTACATTTAGTACATTTTGTCTTAAATACAACTTTCTAGGGAGAATTAAAAAATCATCATGTATACCTATTGATTTTACTCTATGCCCAAAGTTGTCATCAAAAGTTAAGGTTTTTATTGCTCCTAAATCTTCTAAAGAGTCAACTTCTATTTTTTCATATCCTCCACCAATAAGTACATCTTCTATTTCATCTGGCAAAACCATAGTGTTTCACCTCATATATAAATAAAAGCCCAACCAAAAGGTTAGGCTTATTTCCTGTCCCCTCTAATTATATTATACCATAATTAAGACATTTTGTCAAATTATTCTCCATCATCAGTAGGCTCTTCAGGATTTGTGATTGGTTCTTCTGGTTCAGTAGTAGGCTCTTCACTACCACCGCTACTTTCTGGTGTATACTCATAAGTATCATCACCAATTTTTACACCAGAACTATATTTAGAAGTATTTACAGTATATTTACCTGTTAATACATCTTTTTCTACGTGTGCTTCTATTGCACCTTTGTAACTCTTTAAATCAGTTGCCATTGTTATCATTCCTCCATTAATTAAACAAATTATCAATATCACTATCAGTAGCGTAATCTATATCAACACTACCTCCAGAGCTTATATTTTCCCATTTATCACTATCACCATAAACAGTAAAGTCAGCTAAATGTGCATTTGGTGAAGTTGATCCTGCATCTATGTTTACTGAGTCTACAGTTAATCTTATATATCTAGCGTCTACTGGTACACTATCCCAACCTGCATAATTAGTACCATCTTCACTAACTTCTATAGTGTACGTAAAACTCATATCTAAAGTAAACTCTGTATAGTCTATATCAGTTACTCTTTTTATTGAGCCTAAATCTATAGTTTCCGTATATGGTATAGTAGTAGTATCATCTACGTATATAACATTTCCTGATGCTTCATATAACTTAATATTTATAGGTTCTTCTCCTACAGCACTTACATGTTGTGTCTTACATCTAAATAACCCATCATCATACTTAACAACTTCATCTACATAATATGGTATATTAGATGCCCAAATATGAATAAAACAATTCTTATCTAATGGTGTCCACTTATCGAAATCACTGTTAAAATCACTTGTAGAAGTATGACTTGTTATACATCTATATAATTGATTTTGATAAATAACAATATCATCTATGCTATAGTCTGTAGTTGAACTCCAATCTGGATACACTTCACTTTTACTTACCTCAATCCAATGTGAAGGTGTAAATACAACATCATTGTTATTTACTTTTGCTCTATATATTTTATCTTTATATACTACTAAATCATTAACTTTATATCCTTCATAATTTGGATTTGAGAATGCTTCTGTTTGGGGAATAAAATCATCTGGGTATCTATCTATATCTGAGATTCTAAGTTCATCCATTAAAATGTTATTACCATGTTGAGATACACCATGATCACCATAAATATAAAACTTAGCATTTGCTGTAGGTCTTGTTATTGTTCCAACAGAAGTACCATTTATATAAGTTTTTACAGTAGTCCCTGAAATAACTAATGCTATATGATAAGGTATGCCTTCAAAAAACTCATATACTTGTGTTCCATAAATACGAAAGGGCTTACCATTGTGATTATCTACATACCCTAATGTCGTAATTTTTCTAGAAGAACTTTCATGAACATTTACTGTATCGGCATCTTGAGTCCAAATATGATGTGAAGTAGAATAGTGCCACCACTCTACTGTATATACTTCACTGCCTGTTGTAAATTCGTAATCAGGAGATTTAATACCTCCAATACTTTCTGTGGCTATTGCATAACCACTTCCACCCAAAGTCCATGTATTTACATGGTTATATATACCATCATGTGTAGTACCCCTACCAAAACTTTCTCCATACTCATTCTTGTAAACTTCTTCGGTACTATCAAAATGCAATAAGGCTAATGTATTTGGATCAGGTGCTCCTCTCCACATTTCAATATTACATTTATTTACTTTCTTCCACTTATCTTTTTCAAATGTTTCACTATTATTAGCTGTAGTACATTTCCAAATTTCATTTTCATATAATATAGTATCTCCAACTTTATAGGTATTACCACTTACCCATTCTCTGATATTAGCAGATAATGTTTGCCAATTATTCTTATCTAATTCATATGTAGTATCTGATACATGTGTAGTAGTACACTTTATTGGAGTATTATTATACAGCACAACTTCTCCAGCTATGTATAATGTGCTTGCTGTCCAATTTACAGCTTTCCATTTTGTATCTAAAGTTTGCCAGTTTGATATATCATTATTAAAATCATTACTATCAGATGTATGAGCAGTAGTACATCTATATAGTTGTCCACCTCTCACAACCATATCTCCTACATTATAGCTAGTAGAAGTTTGCCAATTATCTATATCACTGCTACTTATCTCATGCCATTTAGTTGAATCAAAAGGATTAACAGATGTATGAGCTGTATCACAAACATATATTTTATCATTATATACAACCATATTTCCTTGCTGATATGCTTCTCCAGTTTTCCATGCGTCTATTCCACTAGCACCTATTAAGTCCCAATAAGCAATATCATTACTAAAAGAGGTTGAATCTGAAGTATGATCTGTATTACATCTATAAAGCTTATTATCCTGTATCACTAGTTGACCAATTTCATAATCAGTAGAAGGTGTCCATGTACTTATTTCGTTTATTGTTGGTGAAAGTTCTTCCCAATTTAGTTCTTCTGTAGCATCCCAAGTACTTCCAGAAGTGTGTGTGGTAGTACACCTAAAAATTTTAGCATCATGGGATACTAAATCTCCGATAACATAGTCCTTATTTGCTTCCCAATTTGGTATTCTAGTAATACAAGCACTTATTTCATTCCACTTATCAGAATCAGCATTAAATGTTGCTCCAGATGTATGTGCAGTAATACACTGATATATCTTATTTGCATATACTACTACATCTCCAACAATATAATCAGTATTTTGTTCCCACTGATCTAATCCACCGCCACTTACTTTTTGCCAATTAGAAATAGTAAAATTAGTATCATTATTTGCTGTAATACATTTATATAGAATACCATTATAATTTACATACTGACCTACTACATAATCACGACTACCTACCCAATCATTTATTGAGTCTGTAAGTAAATCCCATTTAGCAATAATAAATGAAGCATCATTATTTGCAGTATTACATCTATATAAATTTCCATTATATCTTACTACTTGATTTTGATAATACTGTGTGTTTGAAGTCCAATTTCTAATAAATGCATTTGGATCATGCAACACATGCCACTTAGTAATATCAAAATTTACTCCAGATGTGTGATCAACAACACACTTATACAATAAATTATCGTAATGTACTATAGAATTTTCTACATAATATGTGTCTGATTTCCATAATGGAATACTTGCGGTTACTAATTCCCAGTTACTAGCATCAGTTTCTAAATCTGTAGTAGAAGTATGATCAGACAAAGCTCTATATATCTGACCGTTATGCGTAACTACTTCATCTTGATGATATACTTTATTTACTTCCCATTCATGCAATAAAGCAAGATTACCAACAAGCTCCCAATTACTTATATCCGCATTAAAATTTGTAGAAACATGGTCTATTAAACACTTATATATTAAATTACCTTGTAAAACTGTATCACCAATTTTATAGTACACAGAAACAGTAAATGGTCTTATACTAGCGTATATTTCTTGCCATTTACTAGCATCTGTAGAAAAAGATGAAGCTATGTGATCAATAGTACATCTATAAATAGACTTACCATATAATACAGCGTCACCTTTCTTATATTCATAACCAGAAAGCCATATCTTAATTATGCCCCCATTATTATCATTCTGTTCTGTTAATGACCAAATTCTCCACACAACAGTACCATCATAAACTATATCCCCAGTTGTATAATTATTTATAGTATCTGTAGAACTAGTAGTTCCTGCTGTTATACACTCAGCATATTGGTGTGATTTCATTGCTGGCCATCTAACTACATCTTTTCTAACATAATCTGTATTTGGCTCTCTAATTGTCCAATGTGCGCCAGAAGTTAAATGACTAATTCCTACTACTTTAATATCAATATCGTCTAAAATAGCATTAAAAGTATCGTCTGCAAAATAATCTGTAGGGAGAACCTTTTTAATATGTAATTTTTCCGTTTCCAATCTATATTTCACCACCTAATATCAAACTGAGTATAGTGTAAATTCCAACCAACCAATTGAAGAACCTCTATACTTATAAGATTTTGACATACTGCTATCATTTGTAAACACAGAAGTAAATACAAAATCTTCATCTATATCAATTTTTCTAATTATAGCATTACCATTAGAATCCTTACCATCAACTCTGTAACACTCATTGCTAGAAATATTATACCTATTACCATCTATGTTAAGAACATCAGAAGAATTATAACTAAGTGAACCAACAAAAATAATTGGACAATATGTATAATGAACAACTGTACTTGCATTATACGGAGATGCAGGAATAGTTAAGAAATCTGATGTAATCAAACTAGTAGCGTATGTAACAACTGCTGTAGATGTCGAAACTATTCCCAATAAAATAGGAGTTCTATAATTTATAAATCTTTTATACTTATCATATGAATTTAAACCATTAGTTATATTTTTAGTATATAATTCAAAATTTACTTCATTTATTTCTTGTAGCCTATTACCAAGTTGTCTGCAAAAATCTACCCATTTGAATTTAAAATCTTCCACAAGATTTCCTAGAGTATCTTGTGAATCATATACATACTCTTTTGTATTATTAGTATCAGAAGTAATAGAAATAGCGTTTACAACACCATCTTCTGGCAAAACACTATTATCTTGCTGATGTAAAATACTAAAGGTATTAAACTTATTACGAGACTTAAACTTAAAATTTATGTCTCCTGCAAATAATGCTGTAGTAGGATAATTATGTTGGTAATCAGTTTCTGTGCCTCTGTCTCCACCGAATGTCATATCTGCCATAATAGAAGGAGATTCGCTTCTCCTTACAGTAGTATAGCTATCAACTTTTGTAATATCAAATTTTTGCATTACAGACATAGATTCAGATAATAATTCATATTGCTCATTAGCAATACTACCTGCTGGACAAACATAAGCAGATTGTGTGACAGATAAACCAAAATTCAAGAAAAATACATATGAATTTGCATAATGTTCTTTTGGAAGTGTATCAAAAACTCCTCTTATTACACCCTTCAATCTAAAAGTACCATTATTCAAAGATTCAATTGTATCATAAGACATTATTTCTTTATCAACTAAAATTAAATTCTGGCCACTCAAATTATTATAAGCTGTAGGATTTGATTGAACCAAAGTAACTCTATCACTAAAAGTATTAAAACTGTCATAACCAACAGGTACAACTATAAATCCTACTACATCATCCTCATAAGATTCTTCCATTAAATAATATAATCTACCAACCATAGACCATATTGTAGCACTTATAGAAGGAGCATAATTACCATTTATATATCTATAAACATACCATTTAACTGTATCCTCATCTGGACGAGAAGCATAAGCATAAACATAAGTATCTAAACTTCTTAACATTTCATATGGATACTCAAAATAAGTATATACAACAATTGGTGATGGCTCAATAACAACATCTTCCCAACCAATTGTCCCTAATTCACCATATTCTGTTTTTTCAAATCCAAACACATCTTCTACAGCAGTAACACTTATTTTTCCGTCTGTAAGAGTACCATAATCAATATCTGTTATTCTAAATACCTGTCTAGATATACCATACGGCTCCCATGATACTAATATAGGTTCACCTAAAGTTAAATCATAAGCATACCTACTAGACTCAAAGTTTATAGTTGCTAATGGATAAGCAGCTGATAAAAGTTGGGCTTGTGCAAATGACCTTGCATTATCTTTTGTAGTAAAATAAGTTGCATCAGCATTTATTTCATTTATTGTATGAGTTATCTTAATATTAGCTAGATCAGATACGCTAACTGTACCTGTATCGTACTTAGCCCCCTCATCAGCAAATGTAAAACTTGCCACAACAGTACTAGACGTTTCAGACCAATCTAATCTATTAAACTCCATATTAGAACAATTAGTCATATCAAATCTTTTAATCTTAGTAACATCATAATCTGCTCTAATGAGTAAAAATGTAAGTTTACCTGTAGTTGGATCATCATAGCAAGTACCATTTATATGATTTAGTATTTTATTTAAATATGAACTAACTTTATCAACTGCGTTTATATGACACGATATACCTAAACCTTCTTCGGCACAAATATCTCCAAGTTTCATTAAGCTATCAATGTCTATTCTATCATCCTCATAATTACAGCCCCAATCTGGATTTTTTAATATTTCATAAATTACTTCTGCTGGATTAGCATCATCTTTTAACCGTGACCAATCATTTTTTGATCTACCTCTAAGATCAGCTAATCTTGAAGGATAATTTACTACCTCAAACCACATTTCTGGTATCGTAGCTTGCTTACCTATATAAGCAGTATGAACAACACAAGTTAAAAACATTGGATATCTTGGAGTAAGTCCCTTTAAGTTTGCTGGAATATTTGGAGAACTTGCCATTTGATTTACCATCCAAGAATCTAAAGGTTGTGCATTTGTACCTAGATAAACATAAATATCTCCTACAAACCCACCACCCTCGTCTACTCCTCCAAACATATCTTCATTATCTATTCTAGCAACTAAACCAGTGGGATTATCTTTTTTCCATGCTACATCTGGATCACTGCCCCAAACGCCCTGCTGAGTTGATTCTTTAACCTCAGAATCATAAACATTCATCCATATTTTCTTTAAACCTATATTATCTCCAGTCCAACATATAATATGTTGCCAACCCAAATAATATTTAAATCCTTTTTGAATGGTCGTTTTACCCATATGTCGTGTAAAAAGCCATAGAAGTATCTCCAATAATACTGTTACTATTATTTGAAGTATTGCTGCTCTCTTACTACCAGAATCAACTGTATGCGCTTCAGTAATTGTGCCTGAGTATGGCCCTGCTTGAACCGTACCAACTACTTTATCTGGCTGAGAAGCTAAAGCCAAAATTCCTAATACAATAGTAGGAATAATACTCCACCAAGGAAATTCAGTATGCATACCATATTCTTCTGTATATGCTCTATAACTAAAATCTCCATAATATGATACAAGAGGATTTTTTACCATTGCTCTACCTATTACAACAGGTATTGCTGAACCTATTTGATTTGCATTTCCTCCAGTAAAATCAGATGGATCTTGTGTGCTTGAAGAGTCATCACTACTGGAATTTCTCATTAATAGCCATAATAATAAAGTACTAATTCCCCAACCAATAAACGATGACCACATTGATTTATAAGGATTTCTCTGCCTATTTATAACCACACTATTATTAGAAGCCAAACACACTCACCACCTTATTCATATACTTTACCATTAGTATCTCTTGCTATAACATCATCACGTATCCAATATGCTCCCTTACCAGCAGGATTTATAAAAGCATTATACGGCTCTATATAAGGAATACCACTAAAATTTGGAGTATTATTATACTTTAAAGCACATGTAGCAAACAACCCATCGCATCCAGGACATATAGTAAACATGCCTTCTTGATCTCTAGGAGCTATTGGATATTTAATAGTTATAGTATTTCCAACATGAGATGCTACTTGTCTATATGCATTACCCATTTTTATATACCCACCATTAAAATAACCGTCATCATATGCACTCAATGTTGTTGAAGTAATAGTGAGTTTTTCAAACTTATTAGCTGATACCTTTATTGTATAAGCATTTTCATCTAATTGACACTTACTATCATAAATACAATTCTGACAATAGTAACTCAATTTACCTCTCGGTAAACTCCTTGATAAAACATTTTCTATATTAACAGTTATCGTAGCATAACTCTCTGAAAATCTAACTTGAGAAATTATACCGTCAACCAATCTAACATAATCATTACCAGTTTCATTATGTGTCCTAAAAATCTGCACTCTAACTGAATCTTCTTCTGGCGGTGCTCCCATATACAAAGTAGCTATTTCATTATTTCTTAAAACTGTTATATCACAAGATTCTTGACTACCTTGACTATTACCTAGCTTAAGACTTGGCCCCCTAGAAATAATTGCAGGAGAAAATGTATAGCTATCACCATCAATAACTAGCTGTCTATCTCTTAAAGCACTAGTATAAGTATAATCTATGCCATTGTAGGTGAACATATATAACTCTATAGGCATTGCTTTATCATAAGATAATTCATATGTCTCAAAACTCATTTATCATCCACCTCCGCAAAAGATAAATCAACACTAGCTGCTATATTAGATTCATAATTTATTTTTAAATCATCACTATCAAACCTAACTAAATTAAAGTATGAAATCATTAAAATTCTATCTAACGACATACTTTTTTTAGGAGGAGCTGTAAAAATAAGCTTACCCCTACGCTCATCATTTATTGTTTCAACAGTAACAGCAGATACTTCAACAATTTCACACTCCCAATCTTTTGAAAAAATAATAATGTACTTTTTTCTACTAGTAACACCATAATATCTATATACATCAGCAGCATCTATGTAAATAAAGTTCCTCCCTCTAACTAAATTAGAAGTGGGAGTAAAATCATTTACCCATGATGGACAATAAAAAGATTTATATCTGCCTTTTATTAAATTAAAAAATAATATCATATTATTTATCATTTTCTTATTTCTCAAAAGAATAGTAAAACTAAAATTATCATAAGCAAAATCATTTTTTAAATCATAAGCAAAAATACCAGTATTTTGATCTACTCTATTTACGTTCTTTGAAATAGTTAACTTCAAATTATCATCATCAAAAAATTGTGGTGACATCGTAAGAATGTCTCTATCATTAAATTTTGTAGGAATATTAAACCTATTATACTGCTCAATATCAGTATAAAACTCAAAATACCCAGGATCTATATCAAATGAAGGTTTATACATTATATCTTCATAATTATATACAATATTTGTTCCATTAGAAAATATATAGTTAAATGACTGATCCATAAGAATAGAACATTTAATTAATGGAACAACATAAGCATTTTTTGGATTCAAATGTCTATTTAAAACATTTTTTAATCTTATTGTTTCACCTATATATGCCCTAACTTTCTTAACAGCATTTGCTCCTGTAGCATGATAAGCATCATCCTTAATAAAAATTTCAACCATATCACAATTATGAAATCCTAACATATATTCTGGTTGCATGTATATTGTATTACCACCAAAAAATTCTTCAGATAAATAAGCTATATCATGCCACATAGGAACATAATCATAATTAGACTGTTTTTTCCTTGCCACATCCCGCATCCAATGTGCTTCTCTCACATTCATGGCAACATAGTCATAAGAAATTAATCTTCTTGGTTCTGATCTTAAACACCTACGTTGCTCTGACCCATCATAATTTTTCCATATGTCTGTTAAATACTGATATGTGACAGTGATCTTAGTATCTGACATAACTATCACCTTCCACTATGCCCACCAAGGAGACAAATCAAACGTAAACGCTTCAACATCTGACATATCTGGGTCTACTACAACATTAGAAGTTACAAACTCAAGTGTTTTCCAAATTAACCAAGGCTCATATAAAGGTCTATTATTTGTCTGCTGATCAACTAATTGAATTGGTAAAAGTGCTGGAAACATGTCTATAGATAACTTAGGAATTACAACATCATAATCTTGCTTTACCCCAAATATATCCCAATCTGGAATACGACTTTCTTTTGAATAGGGAATTATTGTATACATATCATTATTTATATTGACATTTGAATAATCTATCTCACTAAGCATAAACCCATACAAATCATCTATATCAACTAATTCCTCACTATCAACTACATCCGTACGTAATCCTAAATCAATATTATGTAAATAAGCATAAACACCGCCAGATATTGGATTATCTATATCATCCACGCTATAAGGTCTTACTCTATCTGGAATCCAAAGATTATTTATACCACTATCGCCTAAGTTTAATCTATCTGAATGATGAATACGCTTTCTCCATCTAACTGGTTTATAAAAACCAAGATTATAATCTCCAGGTAAATTATATATCTCAAATTGATGGCTTTTATGTACAGAAAAATCTATACAAAAATCATTTATACCAATTATTGTATTAGTAAATATTACAGTTCCTGAATCATCATAAATTTTAAATAATCTAGAACCAACATAATATCTATAAATATATCCAGGAATCAACGTATATATGGTGGTATAAGTATTTCCAGAATTAAAAATAAATCCTAATGATTCCCAAAATAATAAATCTATCTCATCCCCATAATATATACCTAACCCGTCTTTATCTAATGTATCACCATTTATGACCATTATATTATTAAAATAGGGGATTGACGCACCTTGTATTATTTGAGGTTCAATAGTTTCTGATATATCTAAAATAGTTGTCATGATACTATACTCACCTCCAAATATTACGGATCTGTATTAGTATCATCCTCAGAGTCACTTTCTTCACTACTGGAGTCTTGTTCTTGCTTAATACTTATACCATCAAACCCATATGTTCCTCTACGTTTTCCCATAGGAAATATCTGACATATATCTATATTACTTGGATAATTTAATTTATATACTCCAGCTGTCTGCATATTTAAAGTACATACAAAATATACACCTAGAACTTGTCCAGCAGATGCATAAACATTTAATCCATCTGGGTCAACTTGGACAGCAAAATAAATAGGCAAGTTTATAGTTAAACAATTTAAAGTATTTATATTTCTACCCCAGTCAAACATATCTGCACTTTGCAAAACTGAATAATTAGGTATTTTACCATTAGTACTCCAACCTGGATCAGCATCTGGTGGAGCTTCAAGCCTTATCGGTAAAGACAATCTTTTACCTGTTAAATTATCTGCTCCACTTGATGCCCAAAATATAAATCCTCTAGCAGAAGTAGGAGCAGCATCTATATCCATTCTTAAAAACGTATTAGTTTTGTCACCGCTACACAACACAGGAAGAATAAATTTATCTGCGTCCATCTTATGAGTAAAGCATTCCCACGAAGTATTCTGCATATCTCTAGTTGCAGAGGCACTAAAAAATGCTCCTCCAGACCATTCTCCATAAGGCATTAACTGACCTATAATAATATGAGCACATTGCCTAAAAGTATCATTTTCTTTCATTATGGTAAAGACCAATGTATCAGCATTTTGACTAGTAACATTATTGCAATATAACGAGTAAGTAAAATTAGTAGGATTACCATCACTATCAGTAGTGGCAACAGGCATAAACCCGCCAAGGACTTCTATACCTTTATATGTCAATGGTACACCACCTTGATTATACCATCTAGCTACTGGAGAATAACCTTCACTAACAATAACACCAATACCGTTTATAGTATCATCTTCTAATTTATTTGCTCCTGACATTGCAAGCTCATCTGTAGTACCAAAAATATTTACACCATTAGCACTTCTTAATATATAAAAATACTCCATATTTCTACTACGAAAAACTAATTTCTTTCCATCAGAATCTGCTTGATCATATATATTAAGATCATCAACACAATCAGCAACTATTGTATACCCCCTAGAAGCAATGTAAGTAGACATTACCTGAAGTACATCATTAGGAGTAGATAAATTACTGTATACTTGAAACGACACCAAAATCACCTCCCTCATACTTAGAAGTAAATTTGTATATATCAAAAACAACACAACTATATGTTATAGGAACCAACACGTTCCATAAGCCATTATAGAATGAAACAACTAAAGAAAAGCCATTATCATCTACTAAAGTATAATTACCCCCCTTTAAGGCAGCATCCACTAAATCTTGTTTAACAATCAATTTGCTAAATACATTATGTATATCTCCATAAAATATAGTGTATGTTGGAGAGTAAATAGCAATTATAATAGACCCCGTAGGGATACCATTATTATATGCACAATTAGGATTAAGCATTTTATTAGTTTCAACACCAAAAACATTGCTAGGCAATTCTGCTTCACAATTAAATGGTACTTTAATGTTACTCCCATCTGCAAGTATATCTGACGCACCAGCTTTCTCTAAATCTGTAGCTGAAAAATAAATTTGATCATTATTTAACATAGCCAAACCCTGATAGTAAATATTTAATCCTTTACCTGGACTTTTCATATAAGGTATATGTTTATCTAAAGCGCACAAAAACCACTTAGCACCTGTAGTTGGATAGTCTATTTTAACTGTAAACCACTTAGTAAAATGATAACTACTACAATTTGCTAAATGTGGAATATGAGCAAAAAAGCCAAATAAATCTAAACTATCAACATCTCGTACAAATATATCTAAAGATTTTAAATTAGTTATATCATTTAGGGTATTTACATTTCTTGGATGTGCTGTCACAGGATTATTAACAAAACTCAAATCATCTGGAACTAAACGAGTCAACTTAGTAATATCTGAGTCCTCTTCATCCTTAGTACCTAATCTATAAAGCTCTAAATCATTACTCAATCGACAATCATCAAAATTTACAATTTCAGTAGAATAAGTAAACGGAGCATATATAGGATCACCATCTTCAGTATACCCTACAACTAGGTTCATACTTATCTTGCCACGCCCAGATTTCATATTTATAAACAATTTATGATTATCATCATCATGAAATGAATCAATATCTACAGGAAAACACATAAATATAGGAGAAAAAGGACTACAATCTAATAATCTAGTATCAAAATTTGGATTACCATTAAATGTTGCAGCATATACGTAAACATATGGTACAGAAACACCACTAGGATTAATAATACCTACAATCATAAAGGGGTATTGGATACGTGGCTCTATAAAACAAACATAATCAGAACCAATAACAATAAAACACTCCTCCACACCCATAAAACCATGAGGCACTAAATAAGGATTTATCTCTATAGCGTCACCCATCGGACTTACACCACCACGATTAGTCAACGCAGCTCTAGACATTGCCTTTACCCTATATTTAGGATTTAATAAATAATTATCAGATATCCATGATACCTTACTACCTGTTTTTTTAATATTTTCAAGTACATATTTTCGTAAATATTCATTTATATAAGTATTATCTGGGTCTATATTATCAAATATATATGTCAATAATGTGGATATATCATTTATATCTTTCCAATCATCAGCACTAATACGAAATACTGCCATACTAACCTTCTCCTAAATATATACATAAAACATTATTTAAACTGTATGTAGAAATCCCACCAGTAGCATCTTCCATACCAAATTCTTTACGGACACAACTATTTGGAAGAACTAAATAGCGTGAATATTTATTTTTATAACCAACGACATCAATAATGGTACAATTATTTGATAAATTATAAAAAGTATTTTTTGTACTGGAAGACTTATCAACATTCCACGACAAATTATAAACAATACCTCTTGTTAAATCAAAATCTATATCTAAAGAATATTTAAAAGCTCTATTTAAAGAATTTTTATGCCATGTAGTTGTATATTGATTATTACCGTCAGTAAAAATAATATCCAATTTATCAAACTTATCAAAATCATCTATCAAGTATATAATGTTATTTTCTATTTTATCCAATATACTATTATAAATATATTCTTTAGTTTTTACCTTCCTAATACCAAATCTATTATCAGAACACTTAGCATACAAATTAGATAAACTAATTGTACCAAAACCTCTTTCCTCTTTAAGTTCTCTATAAGGATTTATTATTCTAACTGGCTTATATATATTAGTATTATCAGTATTTATCTCATATATATAAGAATAATCTATATCTGAAGCAACATATGGAAATATTATTCCCCAATAATAAGGATCTGCTAATTTATGAGCAAATAAAACTTCATCATTAGAAATACTACCATCAAATGATGCCAAATACTTCCACTCACCATCAGAGCCTCTAAATACAAAATTTGTTACTCCCGAATCAGGTTCTGCTGAAGGATATATAGGAGAAATATTAGATGTTTTTGTCCCAGTAAGATTCAGAGAATATTTATTACCTTCTACATGTACAGTTACAGGTTTTGCATCTTTTCCTGGAGGCATATATGTATAACTATATTCTGTGTGAGTTATGTAATTAGCTCCTCCTCCAACATATAAAGGATATTTAGAAGTATAATTATCTGTATCAGGACTACCAAATACAATAGTTTGAAATATAGGTTTTAAACTTGGATATCTATTAGAGGTTAGTTGATAGGTAATTGTTCCACTATAAGCATCTCTAGTAAAATAAAAATAAACGCTGTCATAACTAAGCTTTTCTTTTTCTGAATAAACTATCCAAGGACAACCAGAACCATAAATAGGATAAGAATAATTATTATCTACATTAGGACTATTATCATCTTCTTTATGATAATTAATTAATCCTAACATACTTTTATTAGTTATAGGATCAATAACAAAATCATAAACTTCCTTACATGTTCCTCCACCTTGATAATATGAAGGAGATAATGGATCATATACTGTATGTAAATTAACGTCTAATATATCGGCACTCACACCATCATATGCTTGTGTACCACCCTCTACAGTTCTTATCTTATCAAATCTATCTGAAAAAGGTAATTGAGTAAATGAAGCATAATAACATGGTGATTTTGTATTAGACGTATGATGACTAAGCGTTATATGCCTATGCAAAGAACTTTCAAAAAAGAAATAGTTTAATCCAGCATCTATATATACCCAATCATCGTCTGTTGATAAATTTAATTCATCTACCAGCATTTTTACAGATGGCATATATGCTTGTGATATATAAGAACTTTCATCAAAATCCTTATAAATTAATTTGCTAAACTCCTTATAAGAACTTACACTATCATCATACATGCAAACATAATTATCTAGAGCAATAGGTATATTATGTTTAATACATGAGGCTTTCAGATCTAGATAAAAATTATACAGTGTTTTTGAATATACAATCATAGGTATAAAGGCAACATTAAAAACATTATTTTCAAATGCCAAAATATCTGATGTCCATTTATCAATTAGAGATACTATCTCTGCCACTGTAAAACCATAAATACATAAAAATTCAAACCCATAGACAATTACTTGACCGCCACCACCAGTACCTCCAGCATAAAAAGTGTAAAAACTAGTCTCTAGCTCATCTAAAATACCTTTCTTAGTTAATAATGGGTATGTTATAGGTCTACTAAACACAGAAGCATGATTAAACCCAAAATCTAGAGGATAATAATTATTATCAAATCTTGGGTCAGCCCAAAATTTAGGCCCACCATATTTTGTCTCTTTATAAATAGAGTCATTGGCTATAAACCCAAACAAACAAAGTATCCCTGTAAATCCTCTAACAGCAAAATAAATCCCATCTTCTATACCTTTCTTGAGAATAGATTCCATTAAAGCTTCATAATTTGTATCATAACTTGGTTGTATTACATAATCAGGAGGTAATGTATAAGTAATCTCCTTATATTCCGCATTATGAAAATAAGCACCTAATTGAATACGTTCCCAAATAACGTCTGCAAAATACTCTGTAAGACAAAAATCACTACTACTAATAGGATATTTCCCCCAAAAAATATTATCAGGTAATTCTGTACATATAGCCATATTTCTAAAGTCATCAACAGAAGGGAAAGATTCTAAAATATATTTTCTACAATCATAATATTGTATTCTATCTCCATAACCTTTAGATTCAATATACTGAACAATAGTTAAATCATTGCTACTTAAATCACCAGTCAATGATTGTACATATGCTTCATTAGTTATAATATTATCAACTACATCACATAAACGTAAAAATGAAAAATCATAAAATTTAACATAAAAATCATATTCAACAGCATCTTCATAATCACTATCAATATTACTTAAAACATCAACTATATTTGGTGAATCCCATGGATTAAAATAATTATATAAATGCTCTGCCCCAATTAAAATATAGTGCCTAGTCTTAAATGGGTAAGCCTTACTAAATGCTTCCATATCACTAACATCATCATAATCGCTTATACCTAAACTAGTATTCCACTCATGCATATAGGTGCTCATACTGTAAATAAAACCATGAATATCAGATCCATTTTTCAAAGAACTATAAAGTCCATAAGCTTCTAGATAGTGTTCGGATGAGCCATGAGGCATTGGAGGGCCAAAAGCAAATGTACTTACAATATCTGGGTAAGTATATACAAAAACGCCATTCTCTTTACGAGGCCCTTTACGAGATGTCATAACACACTCATCAAAATCATGCTTATATCCAATATCAATATAATCAATATCATTTCTCTCTACAGCGTCATCAAAAGGTATTCTTATTGTAGATCCATATTTACTATTTAAATACTCTGGACTTGTACATAAATCCCACTCATTTAATCCTACATGATATCTTGTATAAAAATCAACTAACTCATCGCCAATAAGATCAAATCTTTTATTATTTGCTCTGCCATATTCAAAAGCTACGCCATCAGAAACTTTATATTCAAAAATTTCAAAATCTGGTAATGGGTGTTCAAAAGATAAATCTATACCTTTCTTACTAGTATGTTTTATATACCATCTTAACCATATATATCCTGTTGTATACCATCTTAAAGTATCAGTAGCATTATTATCAAGACCTGCTTGAAACATAGATACAGAACCAGCTGTAGCCAACAACCCGTCTTTACGTGTATCATCAGCACCTGCTATAAGTTCAGCAGTACCTTCAATAAAATATTTAGGCAATTTAGCGTTAAACCCAGAAATATTAGCTGACATTACACCGTGTACTAATTCATGACATAATGTACGATCTAAAAACATGTTTGAACCTGCATAAGAATTTGCTTTGCCATTAGGATTTGTTAAATCCATATCTCCATATGCTGCTGGATTGGTATTAACAGCACACTCCATCTTATTAGTCTTAAATGTTGTTGTATCATAATATGACCTTACATATGCCATAATAATAGCTCCACCGCTAGAAGGAATATTATCTAACTGTATAGGCATTGTTGTAACAAATGAATTCTCATCAAACTTTAACCCATAAGCTTGCTCGACTAAATCAAAAGCACCTTTTAGCCACCACTTACTCATACACTTCATAATAAACTGTCCAGATGGATTTAAGCTATTATATGGCGGATAAGTAACTGTAAGACCATTTATTACCTCAGTAGATGGAGGAACTACTAGTTCAGACACATCACCTTCTGGTACTATATCATATTTATCTAGTACTGGGCCACCAGAAGCATCAAAACCAACTATTGATCCAACATCATCATTTTCTAAATCTATATTACAACTATCCCATAAAAAAGCTTTGGGACTTGATGCTGACTGTATATCAGCAACAATAGCATCTGATACAGACTGTGCTGTAGGAAATTCACCATTAGAACAAAAATCAATAGCTAAATCTAGTTTATTATCTGTTGGAGGCAATTCCACTAATTTTGCCATTAACTGTTTTAATTTATCTTGTGGTTTCAATTATACCTCCCCCCTTAAACTAATTTTCTATTTCAATACAAAAATATGAATTATTACTCCTAGTATTGCCTGCATCAAATACCATATATTGCTTATTATCTAAAACTACAATTTGTTCTGCAGCTACATCTCTTGTACCAGAAATCCAATAAACATTACGTAACAATCCATTCATATCCACAGGATTAGTAGTCATTAAAATAACAGGTATAAGTAAAAAATCAATATTCTGAACTGAATCTTCTGCATAATTAGGCACTAATGCCTTATTATTACAAATATATGGAAACATATGACCTTGAGTAGTTGCACTAATATTTTCTGAATAAGGCATCTCAAAAGATCTCCAAACACCATCAGCTCTTCTAAGCCAACCTGTATTATGAGTAGGAAATACAAAAGAACTAGTTAAGGTATCTGGATAAAACCCACCTAAAAATTCTGTTTTATCTGTATCTGGATTGTAATATTCTTTTGATATTGTATTATTCCCTGCTACATAAGCTGGGTAAGGGAACTGCTTTTCACTAGATATTGGTGAAAGTAATCCAACATGAAATGATTGATAATCAATACTTAATCTGCAAACAACTATAATTCTATAAGTATTTATAAATATAAAATATGTAAAATTCTCACTATCAACTAAACTAAATGTTGGTATAGCATACAGCCCACCAACAGGTACAAATTTTGGCTGTCCTGTATTCTCGTCCTCATATGTTTTATTCCACTGCATGATAGAACCAGGTTGTTCCCAATAATACAAATCGCTATCATAACCAGCAGACATATCTAATATCATCTGTCTAGGTTCTTCAGGGTCTATAGTAAAATTAACATATATATTATCGTTACTATCACCCACACCATGTAACATAACACTATTTCTACGTGTCACACCTTTATAAGTGGCATTACCAGAAGCTACTACCGTCCACTGCTCAGTAGCAGCAGTATCTACAATTACATCTAACAAATCATATAAATTATCCGCTATTCCAGTAACGTAGGCCATTCAACTATCACCACCCTCCATCTTATGGAAAGAAAAAGCAATTTTTATTACTTTACCCTTCAACATAGGCAATTTACGAATATCTTCTTCTGTAGGTTCATGATCAAACACAACAGTACCAGTAATATTTGTTGCTGTACCATCACCTAAATCACAAGTAACATTAAAATGTGTATTATACATAAAATAACACTCCTAAACTCGATTTACTTTCATTATAGCATATTTTAAGGAATTTGTCAAGCCCCTAAACTAAAAATAAATACAAAAATAGGGGAGATAACTCCGAAGAGAAACCTCCCCTATTTCTAATACAATCACATGTATCTTGACTTCCAAATGCAGTATACTTTCGTATCTTTTGCATCTGGGTCATCAATATAAGCTTTAGCCATATTTAAATATGTTTTAGTATCTTCACCTAATATTTTACTAAAATCTGAATGTAACATATTAAGTAAATAGTACCACTGAAACCTCTCACGACTAAAGTCGCGAGGTTCTTAGAAATTACTCTCTAAGCTTTCTTTCATAAGAAAGATTCTCGGTCAATGACTCTATCGAGCCAAGTCTCTCCGAGCTAACCCCGTAAGTCCTACGGTTTTTATATTTTACGCTAATTTTAAACCCTCATTTAAAATGTTTATTGAAGCATTTATGTCTCTATCATGCTGTGTTTTACAACTTGGACATGTCCACTCTCTTACATTAAGATTTTTTGTGTCCTCATTCTTATATCCACATACATGACATGTTTGACTTGATGCAAAGAATGTATCTATTTTAATTAGTTTCTTACCATACCATTCACATTTGTATTTAAGTATTTCTACAAACTTACTCCAAGATACGTCTGAAATCGCTTGTGCAAGTTTATGATTTTGTAGCATATTCTTAACCTTAAGCGTTTCTAAGCAAATAATATCATAAGTTCTTACTAATTCAGTAGTATACTTTTGAAGAAAATCTTCTCTCATATGTCTAATATGTTCATGAAGTTTTGCTACTGCTAACTTATTCTTCTTCCAACGATTACTACCAATTGATTTTCTTGATAATGCCCTTTGAAGTTTTTTAAGTCTTTTTAGCTCTTTCTTCAAAAACTTTGGATTTTCTTTCTTTGCTCCATCAGAAGTTATTGCAAAATCCTTTAGACCTAAATCTATACCAACTTTCCTATTAGTTTTTGGCAATGGTTCTAATACTACATCAGTACAACATATTGATACATAATACTTTCCACTTGGTTCTTGTGAAATAGTTGCATTCAATATTCTACCTTGTAATTTTATCCTATCTCTATACCTAACTTTACCAAGTTTAGGTAGTTTGATATATTTACCAATTACTTCTATACTATTATTAGTAAAAGTTGTCTTGTAAGATTTCCAGCCATCTTTCTTAGATTTAAATTGAGGATGACCATTAAGGTCAAATCTTGTAGGCTCTCTCCCAATCTCAACTAAATGTGCTAATTTCTTTGGGGTATATTTTGGCCCTTCCTTTTGAATCTTGAAAAATCTATCATATGCTTCACTAAGGAACTTAGTAGCATTTTGCAATGCCCACTTATCTGGCTCTTTAAGCCAAACAAGTTCCTTCTTTAATTTAGTAAGTTCCCTACTCAATTTAGCATACCCAAAACCTTTTTCGCCAGACTCAAAAGCCTTTTCCTTTCTATCTAAGAAATGATTGTAAACGTATCGAGTACAACCAAAAGTCTTTTGCAATAATATTTCTTGTTCTTTTGTTGGATATATTCTGACTTTAAATGCTTTTTCCATTGTACTCTCACCTCGAAATATAGTATAACATATTTTGAGCCAAAAGTCAAGTAAAATATAAAAACCTTTGTCGTGTTTTGTGAGGTTTGTCGTTCCTGTAAAAGCGTTACCCCTTACAGAGTTCTCTTATGAACTTCCTGTAGATTTCCTACAGGCACAGACTATATCTTATCCATGCCACAAAATAAATTTGTAGTTTAGGTCTATTTATGTCCCTAGCACTTACTAGGTACTTCCCTCAAGAGGAATAGTCGTTGAACTAATTTCTTAGCTACTGATTGTCCATTTTTTAACATTTAGGATTTAACCTTATGCTATGCAGTTAATTATTTTTATTTTCATAACCTACATTTAGATTTAACTGCCTTTAGGAGTTTCCAGTAATTAAAATAGTATTGCATAGAATAATATTCTATGACTATGTACTTATTTCTAAATACACTGACTAGTTTGTTCGCCTAACTCATGACTGAATTCACGAGTGTGCGGCTCACAGTTAATCAAACTTATTATACTTTAAGTTTTGAGAGTTTAATAGTTGAGTTGTTTGAGATAAATCCCAATGCTCACCTTTTGTTCCGTCTACGTTATCCATCTCTGCAACAGCGTATTTCGATAAATTTTCACTAAAATGCTTTCCAAATATTGCTTCATGTACTGTTAACATTGCTTTTACATATGCATCTTGATTAACATATCTCATTTCCCCTATGCTTTTCATGACAGCATCGTAAAACTTCTTCTGCAAAGTTGGATTGCCCTCAATTGCTTTCCAATATTCCTTTTCTTCCATGATTAACTTACCCTAAATATTGTTAACGTACCTGCTAACAATGTACCTGCTTGCCCCAAAAATTTAACTTCTAATGATGCATTATTATTTACCATAGGACAAGATGGTTTAACCTGTACTATAGTTTGAAAATTTATATTTGCAATTGCTGTATCCGCAATAGAAGTTGCTCTTGCTTGGGCATTAGGTATAGCAATGCCATTATTATACAATTGAAAGGAGAATGTGCCATCACTAGAATCCACAGTAGATGCTGCACCAGTATTATAACCAGTAGCATTAAATTCTACTACATAATATCCTGGTCTTGTTATACTTACTACTGGTGTTCCAGCTACATGAGTTATTTTACAACAAGAATCTACATTGTTTGTATTAAATACAACACTATCTCCAGTGTTTAGAGAAACACCTAAATCACTTATAGTATATGTTTCTAACATTACTTTATTACCTCCTTACAAAAATATAAAGGGGAAGAATTAAATCTTCCCCTAAATCTATATTAAAATCTGCTATTAGGACAACGTACAACCACAACCATTAGCAGAAGCGTAAGGAGAACCTACAGTGTATGCAGGAACAGGATAAGGCTTTAATGCACTAACTAAAGCCTGTGTCTGTGCAGCATTATCAATCTGATTTCTTGCTGCTTGAAGATCTGACTGAAGAGCATAAATCTGATTATCTTTATCATTCATCTGCATAGTAGTTAATCTGTCAAGAATTTTCTGAGTATTTGCGTCAGACTCTGCTCTTGTAGCACATGCTTCAGTAGCTAACTGATATTTAACAGCTTCTATATTGTTATTTACACCACAAATCTGATTCTGAGTTACATAGCCAAGATTAGCCATACCATTAGTAATTGCATTACCAGTTTGCACCATATTCATGTTTAGTGCATTAGTCTGTTCTGCAATACCCATAGCAAGATTATTTGCATTTTGCATAATTGCCATATTAGTAGCATTTGTGTTCTGCAACATGCTATTATTGATATTAGCCATGCCACCCATAATAGTAGTATTGATAGTATTTAGTCCTTGTAATTGATTATAACCAAGGGTGTTGATATCATTACCAATGTCACCAAGTTTAGCACTTAAATTCTGATACTGGAAACCATTATTGATGTCAGCCTGTGTTGCATAATTTGCAAGTGCTTGGTTGTTACCATTACCCCATGGGCCATAACCACCATTACCAAAACCACCCCAAGCCATTAAGAAAAATAGAAAAAATACAATCCACCCACTTCCATGACCAAAAAAGTCATCATTGTCGTTTCCTACATTGTATACAGGAGTAAGTCCACTCCCATTGCTCATAAGATCTGCCATTTCACATCATCCTCCCGACAACTAGACAGATACAAAAAATACTTATCTATCAACACTAGTAGTAGTGAAAATATTCAATTATTATTTATACCAAACATTTGTTTTAATTGATCTAAATTCATTCCTCTTTGCTTACATACATTTTCTAAAATCTTCATTTGTGCTCTATGACTTTTTCCTTGTAACATTGATTGTGCTCTTTGGAACATAGGATTACTGCCAAACATTTGTTGCATCATAGCTTGAGGATTTCCAGAATTCATTAACATTTGAAGCATTTGTGCTGGATTAAATTGATTATTCATTTCTTTTTCTCCTCCACATTCCCACCAGTCAAACTATTAAGCATATCTTCTAAATCAGATACTCTCTTTTTTAGCTTAGATAGTTCTTCATTAACAGGGTCTAGTTTACTATCTTTTACATCTTCCAGTACATAATGTTTTATTACTGAATTACCTTGCATATCAATACATTTAGTAAATATTGAATTACTAGCTGGATGTGGAAAATACGTTTCAGACCCATCCATATCTACAACACTTGCTTTTACCTCATCTAAAGATGATACTAATCTACCTTTAAGACACATCATTGGTTGTTGTGGCATTTGCTGAAACTGCTGTTGCATTGCCTGTTGTGGCATCATTTGCTGTTGAGGCACTGCATATCTATTTTGCATATAATTTGGATACTGATTATACAAGTAATCATCTCCTAGAAATCTATTTTAATGACAAACCAAAGAAGTCCATACTGAATCTACAGCATAGACTTCTTTGACCAGCTTTCAAAATACCTATAATACTCATATCATATGTACTTTAAAAACTTATCCACCTTATACTTATATTGTACCACATATTTCTGATTTTGTCAAATTTTAAATAAAGGGCTGTTTTCCTTTCTTTTTTGCCTTTACTGATCTTTGACCTTCATTATATGCGAATTTTTCTATATACTCTACTAGATGTTTAATTTTATGGAAATTATCATCAAAGCCTGTAAGCTTCTCTAACCTCCAAATTAATTCATCCCAACATTGCTCTGAACTTTTTAGTTTACTCATCTTCTTTCTACCTTCTATTTATATTATACCACATTTTTATAAATTTGTCAAATTTTAAACATCATTACCAACAATATATATCTCATCATCATATACTTCAAGATCATCTATATCAGCAAGAATATAATTATTATTTGCTACTATCTTTAATTTAAGTTCATCTTCTGGCTCACAAAACGCCAACTTTTCCATTAGTTCTTCTACACTCATCTCTTTCACCCTATACTTATATTATACCACATTTTTCAAATTTTGTCAAATTTTAACAATAAAATGAAAGTTTAAACATATTTAATATAATTGCTACATCAATACTACAAATAATTAATATGATTATTTAAACTTTCAATTTACCTTAACATACAACTATATTATAACACAAACTAAGAAGTTTGTCAAGTTTATTCTTAACTACCTATCTATATATTATTATACCATACTTTTTATAGTTTATCAAGTTTTTAGTCCTTAATAATACTTCTCCCATTTAGTATAACCAGATCTCCATACCTTACATGCACCACTATCTAACATTACACAATCATCTATATCTAAAGTATCATCTACCTTTTCACCACTAAGATACCAATAATGTTTTGGTATGCACTGACAAACATCAATAAATCCCAACGACTTATATATTTCTCCATTAAAATAATCATTATCTGAATAGTACACAATATACTTAGGATTAAAATCTTGCTCAAAATGATTCAACAACTTATTAGCACCATCAAATATGTTCAATCCATATTTAGTGAAATACCCGTGAAGCTCATACTGATCACATTCAATGCCGTTCATACTCAAGTTACCAAATGACATTACAGAGATAAGATCACCACCAAAAAATAGCCCATAATTTATACTGTTAAAATATGTACACCCATGTATATGATACATACTAATAAAGTTATCAGCTCTGTCATCATCTATCAATAAACATTGACAATCTTTTGCATGTATATTATCAGCATGATCATTTAAAACACAAGATAAATAATTCTTAATTTTTTCTTGATTATTGTGCCAATCTATATCAAATATAGAAATAAGATGTACACCTTTTGACTTAGCCAATAAAAATTTATCTCTATGATAATATTTAGGCTTATCGTCAAAAATGGCACCTAACGATGAATGCCACTCAGAACCATTATACTCAATACCAATATTCTTGTTTACAATAAAAATATCAATTTCTTTGCCATCTAAAATAGTTTTATTATGAATTTCTAGTATAATATCAGGAAAATTAACCTTTAACCACTCACATATTTCATGTTCTGCATTTGATCCTCTATGCTGAATAAATCTACACCCACATGAAGTTGTTGCTCCACTTCTTAACTTATAACTATCAACAATAACCTTAGTTTTAGCTGAACATGAACAAGTACAATTCCAATAAGAATGCCCATTGATGAACCCCTTAAATGAATCTACATGCAACATGCCAAACACTTTCCCAGTCAAATCAATAAACCTTGAATGATGTCCATGCTTCCTATTGCATATCGAACATGCTACAGTTTTACCATTACGTAACAATGAAGAATATGCAATAAAATAGTTACCGCAATCACACTCACACAACCATTTATCGCCATACAAATGATGCTTAACCACTAAATTACCAAATCTACTACCTTTAATGTTAATAAAATTAACAGAGTGCTTTTTTAGTGCGTGTTTATCCCTGCATACAGAGCATTCAGTAATCTTTTTTAACATCTTCTCATTAACAACTTCTTGATTCCCACAAGTACATCTAACCAAAATATAATTATTTGTCTTTACCCTCTTCACAAACCTAACATATATTAAATTTCCCCACACACTTCCTTGTAATCTCTGTATAGTTTTAGACAAAAGCCTAGCTTTCTTCTCACATCCACAAGACAACCTAACTCCACCAGTTAATGCGTCAGCTCTAACACTTATAGGTTCACTACCACAATCACATTTACATATCCAGTAACTTCTTGTGCATTTATTACTATTTAAATCACTTCTTTCTTTATCATATTTAACCACAGTTAACTTTCCAAATTTTTGTCCAACTAAATTTTTAAAATTCCCATTCAAAATATACCACCTCAAGCATTATTATAACATATAGGGAACATAATGTCAATCTATGTTCCCCATATGGTTAAAATCTACTTGTAACACTGGCATATCTTCTTGAAAAATCAAGCATAATGCGCTGTCCTTCTGGTGAACGCAATAATTGCTTCATACCCTCTTGTTCATCTCTAACTAATGCCACACTGATATTTGCTGTATTACTAATGTTCGTGCCTACGTCTTTTCCGAAGTTACTCAGCCCACGAGCAGTTTGTTCCTGTGCCAACTCACTAACTAGACCTCCAGAAGCATAATGGCGAACTTTTGGTCTTATCATTGCAAAAGTACCATTGTTTACAGACTCCATAAAATTTCGTCCATATCTATCTACCATAGATTTTCTTACTACAAATTCACCATTTGATAACATCGCTGGTATACTATCAGAAGTACTTGTACCTGGTCCACTTATATAGCCACCTTCAGCATGACCACCCAATCTAAATGCAATACTTGATAATGCTTGTGCAGATGCTTTGGCTTGAATTTCTAACTGCATAAATGCTGTTTGTAATCCTGTAGTTAAAGTAGACCCTATAGCTTGTATTTCTGCTGAAGCTGTTTGTGCTGATACAGACAGATTCTGCATAGCTTGTTGTGCTTGCGGTGCATTAGTATCTGCTACTGTACTAGTAAGTTTTTGTGCAATATCAGTAGCAGCAGTAGTACTCTGATCTAATGAATTAGAAAATCCAGATAGTGATATATCAGAAGTTTGTTGTAATTTCTGATTAAACTGATCTATTGCACTACCATTAAATGATTTCCCACCAAAAGTTACTGACTGATTACCTATACCAAATTGTGAATTTGCTAATTCTGGTAATTGATAGGTTGTCTTAGCTTGTCCCATTATAGGGCTAGTTAAAGTTGGAAGAGATGTACCACTATATGTTGCTCCTATTGTAACACCAGTAGTATTTACCCTACTTCCACCAATACCAAGTGCAACACCATTTAACGCATCAATTATAGCCTGTCCTGCACCAGTAATACCAGCAGCTACTTTTTGACCAGTGGTATCTAAAGAAAGTGAATTTGGATCATCAACATTCCAGCCACCAAACCATTGATTCATTAAAGATTTTACCATCCATTTAGCTGACATCTGCTGAATTTCTTTTAAGAAACTAATCGCAAGATTTCTCAATGCCTCTCCAAGATTTTCTGCTTCATTAACTCCATCTGTTAAGAATGTTACTAAGCCATCTTCTAGTGCCTGTTTTGCTGTTTTTCTTAAATCATGCAAATAATTGGGATATTGTTCAGCAACAAGTCTCATCTTCTCTTTAGCTGCTGTAGTATCCCACAATTGAGATTCTATATTCACAAGATCTCTATATGCCTCTTTTGCCTCATTTATTTTACCAGCATTTAAAGCTGTATCATATACTGCTTTAGCAGAGTCGCGTAATCTTCTAAGTTCTGCTTCATGATCACTATAAATGCTATACAATTGCTGTGCTTGTATGGCTTTTAACTCTCTGTCACCAAATTCTCTTTGCAAACTAGTAAACTTATCAGATGTATCAAATAAATCTTGTGCATGATCAAAAATTTTATTTATCCCATCTACCCATGAATTAACAACTTCAAAAGATTTATCTTTTAGTGTTCTAACCTTGTTCATTGTCTGCTGATATGCTTGCATATTGCCTGCTTTTAGATATTCTTGTGCTTGAGTCATTAGACGCTCTAGATAGGTAAAAATACCCCAAACACCATTTTCTACGCCACCGTTATCACCATTTATATTCCAGAAATAATTTATAGCATTATTTATTCTTCCACCAATAGCAGATATTGGTAATCTACCAACTTTTACCTCAGTTAGCATCAATTTAAAGTCATCTTCTATTTTATTTAAATTATAATCAATAGTCTTTTCTGTAGCAGAAACAATAAGATCTGTCATTTTTCTCTGATACCTAACTTTTATCTGCTGTATCATAGAATCTCTCTCTGCTGGTTCTAACATCTGAACATTCTTACCAGCAATTTCCTCATTCATTTGAGCTACTAATGCATCTAATTGTCTTGAATACTGATCAAATAAAAATGACTCATTTTCAACAATTGCTTCTCTAAGTCTTTTTTGAGCATCTTTAACCATTTCTTGAAGTTCATGAGAAGCTTCTGTAGTCATTGGCTGGGTTAACTGAGTAGAAGCTAAACTACCTTTAGAATATCTATTAAATGCTTCTGTACCTGTTTCACTATTTGTCAATAATCTACCTTCACCAACATACCCCTTACCAAAAGAAGCATCAATATGGTTGCCTCCCTCTATTACACCAGCAACACCATATTTATTAAATATTCTAGCCAAGACATCATAATCAACTCCAGTATGGTCATAATCTATCTTATATCCATATTTATGCCCCCATGGAGATGAATTTGATGGATGATTCCCAGCTGTAGCTATATTTATACTAAGCTTTTTACCGCCTGTAGCTTCAGAATACTCCTTTGCTATTAAATTATGTAAATCCTTTACGTATTGTTGTAAATTTCCTAAATCAGAAGCTATTTCATTTGGTCTTAAAGTATTTTCTATATCTGTATATCTAGTATCTATCCCATATTTATTGTACTGTGAAGGAATAGTTTGTACTTGAGATGGCCTTTCTTTAGCCTTCTGCAAATCAGAAGCTACATAAGCTAAATTCTTCTGTCTAGCTATTCCTTGACCCTCTTTATCAGCAGGACGCTCAAAATATTTAGTAAAAGCATATGTCATAGCTTCTGCTGTTTGCCCATGCTCTGTCCAATACTTTAATACCTCTGCCCATGCTTCCCTCTCAGTAGTCCATAACTCATTAAGAAGATAATTTCCTTGTGTTAATATATGAGATATTTCACTATTATTTGTACTAGCAAATCCTTCTAGCCCAGTCCACCACCTATCTTCATGCCACTGTGCTATACCATAAGAAGTTCCTTTATCTCCAACAACATTTGTAAGAAGATCTCTAGTTGACTCGCCCATAAGTGAAGCTATAATCCCTCGTGCCATAGCATCATTCATGCCACCAGTTGTAGTAAACAGTCTATATAATATTTCTGTATTTGACATGCCAGATGTGTTTTCAGCAGTAAGGGGGCCATTTATGGGCTTAACTGCATTATTACTATTAAACATCGTATCCGATGACAATTTTATATCTGCCCATGTATCCGCAGATTTCTTAATAAAATCTGCTATTTCCTTTTGTGCTCTTGTAGTCTTTTCTACTGCTCTAGTATACTCCCTTATTTCTCTATTTACAGTATGCAGTGCTTTTAATTGGTCTGCCTGATTTTCATATGGCGTAGCAAGTATTGCAGCTTTTTCTGCCTGTGCTTCCTCTAATCTTGCTTGTGCTTCTTCTGCCTCTATCTGAGCTTTTTGAGTATAATAATCTTTTATAGTCATAAAGCCCTCATCAAAAGCAATTTTATTTTTAGCAAGAGTTTCTTTTAGTTCTGCTATATGGTCTTTTAATTGTTCTTTTAACCCCTGAATATGCTCCTTCATTGCTTTTTGAGCATCTTTTATTGCTTTTTTACGAGCTTTTTCATCTTCTTTATCTTGAGCAGTTCCTTTCATTCTTGGAACATCCCTACCTTTAGGAATATCCCTATTTCTCGCTCTATCTATCAAATCAATTACTTTTTTAGTTAATTTTCCAGATTCACCCAGATAAGTATCAAATCCAT